ACAATATGCTTCTGAGCGACAGGCAGTGGAAATCGTTAGCGAGAGCTGTTCGCGAAGTAGCTGCGCATCTCGAGGGTCGCACGATGGCTGAGATCGTTGCAATTGTCTGCACAAGGAAGAAGACGAATGAGCAGCAGTTGAGAGGCCTTGTGTCACACGACAGGGTTTGGGAACAAAGCAATCCCTGATGGTTAATGGGTATTCTTGTTTTAAATTGGAGTTGATATGGCAAGCAAGCAAGTTGAACGAAACGAAGACATGTCGCCAGATGGAAAGCTGGTCTTACTGCAGCAACGCGACGGAGATATGATCGTCAACATTCGTCCTAGCAAGAGCGACACGGATTACGAGGGGTCTCCTTTTGGCGTGACAGTTGAGTTTTGCGTTAGCGGAGGACGCTCGCCAAATACTTTAGACGCGCTGCGGCAGTTAATGTTGGCTATGGAAAAGGACAACGCAGATCGCCCTATTCAGTAAATTCAAGGCGGTAGGTAGTTGATTGGTTTTACACAAACAAGCAGAGAAGGGTTTTATTATGGAAAGCGAAATTAAGTTAGAGGCGGGGCAGTGGTATAGGACGCGAGGCGGAAGCATTGTGAGAGTAGTCGCAGGTGGCATTCGTTACGCTGGCTCTTTTGTAGTCGAAGCATGGAATAGTTGCTACTACGTTGCTAGCGATGGAAAGCATGTTTGCAACAACGTTAACTGGGACATCGTTGAGCACCTCCCTGACTGCACTGGCTTTGATTGGAAGCCACCGAAGCCAATAAAAGCACCAGATGGTTGGGGCCTACTAAAAGAAGGCGAGAAGATCAAATATGGCGATATGGCTTTTTCTGGTGGTGCATGGAATGTCATAGATTCGCATTCAGTTGTTTTTGGCGAGAAGTTCAGCCTGGAAGATCATTTACCCATGGCTCGCAAGATAGGGATAAATCTTCAGATGCGCGAAGGGGCATGGTACGAACGGCAAGACGGAAAGATTGTCGGGCCGTGTGAGCCGTACTCGTCTTGCGATGTCATGGGATATCGTCCTGCTTGGAAGATAGCTCCATTGTGGTACGACGACAAAGGAGAAAACACAAATCCCGAATCTTGGCTTATCCGCGAAGTTGATCCGCCGCATAAAGATTACAGGAAGTTTGCAAACCGAGATGAGGCGTTGGCTCATTGCGATGGATGGTGGATTGATGAAAGCGGTAATGCGGTCAAGGTGATGCGAGTTTCGGATTCGGGCATTGTTTTTGGGGGTCGTGGTTTTGTAGACTTCCATGACGCTCTTATTACTTTCAAGCGTCAAGACGGTACACCATTCGGAGTTGTTATAGAAAATGAGTAGTCACACACCTGGGCCGTATGGGATCTGCGGTAACCTCATCTACACGGAGACGACAGGATTTTCTGTTGCAAAGATCAGCAATGAACATCCTGAGCAAACACATGCCAATGCATTGCTGTTCAAGGCGGCTCCCGATTTGCTTGAAGAGCTTGAATGGATGCTAGACAAGGCAACGCAAGCAGGCTGGCCGACATACTTGTTGAAGCCTGCACAAGAGGCTGTCAAGAAAGCACGAGGCGAAACATGACCAACGAAGAGATTGAGATCGCCAAGCACGAGATGACAGAATTGAGCATTAAGCACTTTGGATCTGTGCAGGGCGTCTACTCTACCGCAGTTAGAGCTATCAATGCTTTTCAAAAAGGTTTGGCAATTAATACAGAGCTACTGCGTACATTAGAAGATGTTTGCAAGTCAATCGAATGTCACGAAGCAGAGCGTTGCGACTTTGTGCCAGAAGATGAATACGATGAAATGATGTTTCCCAAGTGGCAGGCAGCGTTGCTGGCTGTAAAAAGAGCAAGAGGCGAGGCATGAGTTTGCGAGAGCAGTTTGAAGCGTGGCTAGACGCTTACGAAAGGATAGACTCAAACGTTTTTAAGGCGATGTTTGACGCCTACCAAGCGGGTCACGCGGCATCAGGTTGCGATGAGTTGCTGGAAGCGGTGGATTTGCTTTACAGTGCAATCGATAGCTGTGTTGATCTAACGCCGGAAGTTTTAATGCAGGCGCGTTTAGTCATCAAGAAAGCACGAGGCGAGACATGAGCATTGGTCCACAAAAAGGTCCGTCATCAATTGCCATGATAGCAGCGCAGACGAAGCACATGCTCCAAGAGCTTGGCTCTTACTGCATGACCAAAGAGACTTGGGAGTTTCTCAAGAAAGACGCAGCAAGCGTATCAAGTGGCGAAACGCCATTGTTTGCTGGTGTCAGAGTGTCAGTGTTTGATACCGAAGAAGAATGCCGAGCGTTTATTGCGCAGCAGGCGATTGTTAGGCAACGAGTAATCTTAGTTAAGAAATGAGGACGATATGAAGTTTAGTGCGGAAGCAAAGTTCTGGGATGTTCGATTCTCTATTCCCTCGATTCACCGGTACAAGCATGGTGACGAGGTGCATGAGTACCCAACCAAGAAGAACGTTCATGTGATGGTCGCGGCTACAGATTCTGCCAAGGTCAATGAACTGGTCTTGGCGGAGTATCCAACCGCTACGATTCACCAAATCAACCATCGTGGCGGCGATTGCGGAATTATTGTTCAACCTGAAATGATTGTTCACCAAGAAGGCTAAGCCCACAGGTGGTAACGTTACCATTTTTGTCTTGCGTCTGCGGGGCAGTGTTGGTATTATTTCTGAGAGCGGTGGGCACCGAGAGCCGTAGTCATTTGGATAGTGGTGACAGATCCAGTGCATATTGTGACCAAGTCGTTAACATTTTTCATCCTTGGTGTGCAATACGTGGTTCGGCTCCACGTTAATCAGCCCGTTGGTTACTGACGTCGCAGTGATTGTCCTTCTAGCGAAGGGAGCCAGGTACAACTCGACAACCCTGGCACTTAGCATCTCCTGTGGTAAGGCATTGGAGCTTATATCTCCGAAACGTTGGTTCGACTCCAACAGATGCTACTCACGTTGAAGAACGTGACGCGAGTCACCTGCATGATGAGTGGTGAGTCTGCCGAGAGCCATCGGTACGCATCGGTATTGCCAAGTGCAACTGAACTACCTCTAGGGGACTTAACGATTCACGCGAGCGGCAGGTAGTCAGGAAGTGACGACACTTTTTCGGGGGAAGTTCCCGGCCGATGCGTTTTTTACTTTTACTTGGAGATAGATAATGAACAAGCGATGCCGAACGGTAGAGATCGAAGCTGACGACGAATCAAACTTGATAGAGGGTCCGTTTTTGAATTACGGTAACGCGGTGACCTTCCATGCTGTTCGTGAGCATGCGATTGAAGAGGCCAGGAGGCGAGGTTTAACGTTTTGCGTAATAAAGGTCGAGACCTACGATGCAGACGATGAGAACGATTTCTTAAAGACATTCTCGGTTGCGGTCGAGCCTATGGCTACCGTGCTGAACCCAAGACTAGACACTGACAAGGTGTCAGCAAAAGAGCCCAGGTGTTTGTCGAACCTGTGGGGCCTGCTCTAATGGATCCGATCGAGCTTCCCTTGTCGGATAAAGTAAACGAGTTCGTCTCGTTCGTGTTCGGTGGCGTTCATCGCGTCAGGAAATGCGAGTGCATGGGACATTTCTACCAGATTGTTCCTTGGGGCGGATTATCGACGTATGACGATGACAAGCTGACAAAGATTGTTATCGCTTCACACGACCTTGGTCTTCGCGCAGAGGTCGACAACTACGGGATGCGTGGAGTTAAGATCTTGCTTCACAACCGCGTATCTCGAGATGGTATGCTTCACAAACGACATCCAACCTTGGAGCAGGCTATGGAGTCTCGATGTACAGTGGAGGAAAGCAATGTGCTTTGATTACGACTACGTTCCAGAGTTCCACAATTCCAGGATCGTAAAGACGCGAAAGGAGCATCAGTGCGACTGTTGCTTCAAGAGAATTCCCGTAGGGATCAAGGTAGAATACAACGCTGGTAAGATGGAAGGTGACTTCTACTCTTACTATGTTTGCGACGAGTGCAAACGAAAGCAGTTGTCGATCGCAGCTGAGGAGATTCGCCACGGATGCAGTTGGAATGAAGCATGGTGTCCGTTAGAAGAGATCCATGACTACTTGTGTAATGCTGAGGTTCCTATGATGGAAGGAACTTTAGACGAGTGCCTCCAGCAGTTGAACGCACTTTGGAAAGAAACGATCGAGGCAAGACGATCTGCTTTGGTGAGCTAAGACATAAATCTTGATGCGTTTTTTGGCTGCATTGTCGCATCAAGTTCAACAGGCCGGTGGGCACCGAGAGTCGGCCAACAAGTTGAGTATCCAGTGCAGGTTGAGGCCTTTTCTCCATAGAGGGCAAGGCAACCGGACAGCCGGGAAAGACCGGCACTATGGCTAGGTAGCTCAAAGGTAGAGCGTCACCCGCAAGGTGATAGTGTGTCGCAAGAGTAGGGAGTCATGACCTGATGGTAGCGATCGTGTTGGTTCGACTCCAACTCTAGCCTCTGTTAAATAATCGAATCAATCTATCTGGGCATACCAAATGAAAAATGATTTGACAGAGTTGTACTTGGAACGAGTAGCCATCATGCAAACCGAAGCTGGTTTTTCGTTTGATGATGCTAGGATCAAGGCCTACGAGGATTTGCAGAAGGCTCATGATCCTGTAAACATCCCGAAGAGAGTTCGCGAGATGGCGGAAAACAAAAACGATAGCCAATGGAAAGGCTGGGTGGTTTAGCACATTTGTTTGGGGTGGTCGATTTAATCCAGGAAAGTCAGCTTGTAGGGAAGCACAAGAAGTTGCGGGTTCGACTCCCGCTCACCCCTCTGTTTGTTTTTTACTCAGGAGATAGTTATGAATCAACAACCAGATTTTATTGAGTTTGCAGCGATACAGATCATGTCGTCTCTGGTAAGTGATCCAAGACGAGGCACAAGCTTTGAAGAAGATGCACTAGAAGCGTGGAGGCTTGCCAAGGTGCTCTATGACGCGAAGCCAGAGCCTGCAGATCAAGGCATTATGCCGCAAATAGACATCATTGCCAAGAAGATGCAAAAAGATTCTGATCTTGTTTGGGTGTGGCATAGCAACATTGCCATGGCGTTTGTTGACGAGGGCGGCGACAGAGAGTTTGCTATCAAGGCTGCAGACAGAATTATGGAAATTTTGTTTAATGTAGACACTTCTAAGTGCGACTAGGAAAACCATGGTTTACTTTGGAAACAACCCTGGATGTTGGCCAGCTGACTACAATCCGCCATCTGAGCGAAAATGGGATGAGCGGAAGCTTCGTGCAGCTAGGAACAAATCGCAAAGATGCTCTCGATTGGCAAAGCACGCTAGGAAACGCTATGCTGCATGGAAGCGTTCTCAGAAGTTACTGACATCTTGTCAGAGAAAAAAAGAAAGACCATGCTAGCTGTTACAAGACGTCCAAATTTTTGAAAATAGTCTTGCGTTGGCAAAAAGCGTTGATTAGTATTTTTCTTGCGGGTCAGAAGAATGGCGATTCGCTGGGCTCATAATCCAGAGGTAAATGGTTCGATTCCATTACCCGCAACTCGACTTGGGTGGCACCAAGTAGAAAAAGCAAGAATAGATTGTTGAATGGAGAATTAGCGTTTCTTGACGCTATCTGTGCGGTCTGTTTTGCTTTTTCGCACAATCGCTCCCCCTCGTGCCACAATTGAGGGGGAGCACTTTTCGTATGAGTTTAATGGCAGACAACTGTCGCTTGTACGATCAGTCGCTTGAGCAAGTTGTCCGATCTGTAGAAGACCGCCAAAGTGCATGGGACCGAGTTTTGTGGCACATCTGTGGTGCGGTCACGAATTCCTAACCTTAAGGGTCGTACAGGAGCAGCAGGCTGGGTGCAGAGTGAACGCGTTTACAGGAAAAGGCGAGCAAGTGGTTTCACAGGCCACCGCCAATCACTGTTTAGAGTAAGCTTTGTTAACCAGTATCAGGGAAAATCACCCTGATTTCCGACAACACGCGAGACTGCATCCTTTATTGGGCCTGGGGTGCGCTCGTACTACAGTCAGTTAATCTCGCTGACTTAACGTCAGTGTTAGTCTCGTTGCTGTTCGAGTGACTTAGCGTGTTTCAGGTATCGCGATACAGTGCTCGCGGATACTCCTAGGGCTGTAGCGATCTGTTTGATTGTCCTGCCTCTTCTGCGCAGCAATGCGGCTCTCTTGTAGTTGACTCCAGCTTTGAAAGCTCCTTTTCTGCGCCCATGCAGTCTACCTTTTTGCCGGGCAGATTGCATACCGATGGCTTGTCGCTCCTTGCGAATCTCGAGGTTCCATGTTGAAATTGCCTTGATCAGCGCAGTAACATTCTCGTAGTCTGACTTGATGTCAAACGACTGATAGACACTAACTACGCGAACGTCCTTCTTGCACCAAGCCTCGAGAACCTCTAGTCCGGACTTGAACGAACAGGCGATACGGTTGAGGCTGTAGATCAGTACAGTACCGACAGCCTTGGCCTCGATGTCACGCTGGAGCTGCGCGAACTCGGGTCGGAAGTTGTCGATGCCGATCTCGCGGTCGAAGTACCACTGGACTGTTGATGGCTTGATGCGGTTGCTTGAGATCCACTTTTGGATAGCTCGGACTTGAGCTGTCTCGTTGTTGGCAAACTTGTTCGCAAAGACGTATGCGGCAATAATCATGCTTTTCTCAGATAAATGGCAGAAAAAACTCGATCCGTCTTAGTTTACGTTGTAGGGGTTATTGTGGTAAGCTACGCGGAGAGGTGAATTCAAATGAAAAGAATAAAGGTTCAAAAAGGAGAGAAGTATGGTGAATTAACTGTAATTCATGAATCGACATCGACTCCAAGAAGGAAATTCTGGTGCGTTTGCTCGTGCGGAAACAAAACGGAAGTTCGCTTGGATCACTTGCGTAGCGGACATACTTCCAGCTGCGGAAGTTGCGGGATTGAGTACGACGGAAAGCGGATGACGGTTAAGGAGTGGGCTGAAAAGTACAAGATCAATGAATCGACTCTTCGTGCAAGGTTGGTGACCATGGGTCTAAAGGAAGCGTTAGCTCTTGGAAATAATCGTTGACATGAAAATCGGTTTTGATAAAGTTAACAGCTGCTCTCACGAGCAAATCTCCAATTTAGGTCGCGTGACTCCTGACACGCGGCCTATTTTTATGTCCATAGGTTACTGACATGGCGTCACTGTATGACTTAATCCCGAAAGACCCGATCAAGAATCTTCAATGGAGGATTCGCTGCCGGGAGCGAGCTCTGGTCGACAAGCATTTTAGAAATGCTTTCTGGACTGCTTGCATGGAAGACGTCTGTTTTTTCATGGCAGCTGTTTGCTGGGGGTATGATCCGCGAGCCAAGCACAAAGTCGTTCCGTTTATTCCCTACGTTCACCAGGAGAAAGTGTTTCGAAAGCTTGATGAGGCTTTCGAGCATACCCAAGAAGGTAACACCTTAGACGTTCTGGTAGATAAAGCTCGAGCTCAGGGAGGGACGTTTGGTTATCTCTGGGTAGATCTCAGAAGATGGCTGAAGGACACGATGTTTTCAGCTGGCTACGTGACTCGTAACGCTGATCTGGTTGATAGCAAGACTGACTCCGACACTGTGTTATGGAAAGTTCAGTTTGCTATTAACATGCTTCCTGTTTGGATGCAGCCCAAGTACGAACGAAACCTAAGCCAGCACACATTTGAGAACAAGGAAAACGGATCGCTGCTAAAGGGATACTCAGCAGGTCAGGACGTTGCAGCTGGTGGGCGGGCAACAGTTTTTACGATGGACGAAGCTGGAGCTAAAGACTTCGTGTCAGCAGGCAAAGATTACGCGGTCATGGAAAGCTTGCACGACGTTACTAACTATCTTCGATTGGTCTCGGCGCGTTACATAGATCAAGGAGTGTTTCACGAAGCGTGCGAAGCTGGAACAGTGGAGGGTGGTTGGCATTTAATATTGGACTGGAAGGATCATCCAGTTCATTCGAAGCACGCTTACATAGTCAAAGAGAATGTTCCAGTTGCGATGAAGCCTGAGGACGCCAGTGCTGTTGCTGAGTATCACAAGAACAATCCTTTGTTGCGAGAGAACCTGGAACGAAAAGGTTACAAGTACGAAGGCGTTGTTCGATCGCCCTGGTATGACATGCGTTGCTTACGGAAAACAGCTAGGCCTCAGTTGATCGCCTCGCAGCTTGACAGGAATCCGAAGGGCGCAGTTGGCAAAGTATTCCAGACAGTGTTGCTGGATGAAATGAAAATGAAACACGCTAAGCCACCGGTTTGGAGAGGAGTTCCGATTTTCGACGCTGAAACTTTAAAGTTGACAGGATTGCTGTCTCGAGAGGACGGGCCGTTGTCGCTTTGGTTTAGACCAGGGATCGACGACAGTCCTCCATTGGGACCATTTACAGTTGCATGCGACATAGCAAGCGGTGGAACAGGAGCTTACTCGTCAAACTCGGTTGCAGAAGGCTTCGACGATCGTACTAATGAGCAAATAATGGAGTACGTTATTAAGGGGATTGAACCAAGAGCGTTTGCTAGGAGAGCAGTTGGTTTATGTCTTTGGCTCCGCAATGCTCTTCTAGGCTGGGAAGACTCGGGAGTGTCGAGTGGATTCGCACAAGAGGTCATGGATGTATGCCGTTACGGAAACGTCTATTTTCGAGAGACAATGCAACTTGGCTCACAAAAGAAAAGTCGAAAGGTCGGGTTCCCATGTCGAGACGCGGACAAGGCCGACATGTTTGAGCAATTCGCATTGGCCATGGAAAAAGGAAAGTTTATTCCCAGGTCGGCAGAAATGCTTGCGGAGTGCTCGGAATACGAATGGGACGGTGGGAAAATCATTCACGCACCAACAAAAAACAAGGGTGCAAAAGAAAAGAACCACGGTGACAGAGTGATCTCCTCAGCTGGCGTATGGCTTGTTTATTCCAAAGATAAAGAAGTTGCAAAAGTTGACAATGATGAAGAAACAGGGCAGAATCCCGAATATGGAAGCTTCAGGTGGCGAGAGCTGCAGGAGCAGAAATCTAGTAATTCCGGCGCACCAAGCTATGGAATACGAGATGTAATTAGAAGATACTGACATTGAGTCAGTCCGATTCAGAGTTAGAACCTGGAAGTAAAATATGAACCAAGACAACGGTGAGAAGATTGATGCGGCAGTGGGTAAGGTGGCGGACATGGTTGCTGCCAGTGCTCATGATTCCCAGAAGGCGTTACACTTGTCGCAGGCAGTTTTAAACTTGTCTCACGCGAAATTGAACCTGAGTACTGCAGTTAAACCTGCAAACCAAAAGTAAGCAGCTGACGTAAAGTTAGTTGTTCTGTAAGAAGCCATTTAAGATTCGGAGTTAGAACCCGGTCGTAACAATCAGGCAGAAATGCCGTTTTTTGTGACAACCGGATGTTTGATTTATCTAACGACGAAAAACGAGCTAGACTCTACAAAGCAATCAAATCTTCGCGAGATGCTTTGGAGCCTTTTCGTCGAGTCCGCAAAGAGCTTATCAAGGACTATGTTGGTTCTTGGTACTCTCAGTCTGGTGCGGACAATAAGACTCTGGTCAATCTGATGAACCAAACGGCGCGGATCTATACCGTCGCCCTTGCTGCCAACAACCCTAGGGTTATGGTGTCGACTCCAAACGATGCTTCGTTGGCGTTTGCAAATCGTTTTGAGGTTAATCTTAACAAGCTCATTAGCGACATGTCTCTCGACAAGACGTTCCGAGCAATATTGCTTGACGCGTTCTTTTGTATCGGGTGTGGCGTTGTAATGATGCGAGACACTGATACTCGCTTTCATGGTCTTTTGGAATCTGAAGAGGATGTTTGGTTAGATCCAGGTGAGCCATGGTTTAACCGAGTTTCGTTGGATGATCTTATTCTTGACATGTCGGCCAAGGAGCTGACCAAGATGCGATACTGCGGACATCGCTATCGCGCAGATTACGAAAAGGTCATGGATGAGCCTGGGTACAACAAAAAAGCAAAGGAAAAGCTTAAGCCAACAAACAGAAGTCATCACGACACTACAGGGGCAGTTCGAGACATCGCGTCCGAATCTGGTACTGCTGAGGATGACGACTTGAAAGATATGGTTTGGCTGATGGACGTGTGGATTGCTGAAAACAATTCCATTGTCACCATGGCGTGTGATCAAGCCGACTTGCTTCCATTGATAGAGCGAGATTGGGTTGGGTCACAAGCAGGGCCATACAAGTTCCTTTCGCTAGGTGATACTCCTGACAATGTCATGCCAACATCTCCAGCGATAAACCTGAAGGGCATGCACGACTTGCAGAATAGATTGCATCGTCGCATGGAAGAAGACTCGGATGCCCATAGAGTGGTGAATGTTTATCCACCTGGAATGGAAAACGACGCTAATAATTTGCGGACGGCAAAAAGGAACAGTTGGATTCAAGGCAAGTCTCCTGAGCAGATTAAGCAGTATGAGATGGGCGGTGTCGACCAGAGAGACATGGCCCTGTCTACGTTCCTTCAGGGTGAATACGATCGGTTTGCAGGAAACCTTCAAGCTATGGGTGGACTCGGGTCTCAAGCTTCTACTGTGGGCCAAGAAGAGTTGATTCATGGCAACTTATCGAGAAACGTAGCAGACATGAGGATGGCCGTGGTCTCCTTTGCTTCTGACTGCATATTGGATCTTGGGAGGCTCATGTGGGAGGATCAAACTCTTGAGTTGCAGACTTCTATTCCGGTTGGCAAGTCTGGAATTCGCCTCGGATCCAGCTGGACGCCAGACTACAGAGTTGGAGCGTTCGAAGACTACGAGTTCAGAGTCGAGCCGTACTCAATGGTGTTTACGACACCAGAGCAGAAGCTCCAGGAAGTCTTTCAGATTATGCGAGAGCTCGCTCCGTTGTGGCCAATGTTCCAGGCTGCGGGAGCAACCCTTGATGCCGAAGCTATCGTCGAAGAAATTGCCAGACTGAAGAACAGGCCGGAATTTAAAAAGTTCATTACGTTCGCTAACTCCAACGGGATGCTTGGTGGCGATGAAAATTCTATTCGCCAGTCTCCTCATACAACTCGAGAGACTATTCGCAAGAACGTTAGCGGCGGCGGCACTGAGCAGGCCAGGAACAACGCCTTGATACAAACATTGATGGGCGGTAAGCCGCAAGTTAATTCTCAACAACGAAATTCAATGCTACAGGGAATGGGATGAAGATAGCAAGGAAATACAAAGGCAAAACCGTCACAGCCGAAGAGCTGGACAAGCTTATGCCTAAAAAAGCTAACTGGTTGGACGGGCCAGCCATGACAGCTAACACGTACACCGAGCATGATCCGTTGATATCTGACAGTCTTGGTTGCGTTAGAAGCCAAGTTCCTGAGATGCGAAAGATGATCGAACGAGAAGGCATCCAGGGTGTAAAGGTTATGGATAACGGCCAGATGAGGATTACTAGCCGCAGAGGCAGGAATCAGTTGATTCGGACGTTGAATGAGATCCGTGGCGTGAACATGCACGACATGGATGGTGGTTATGGAGATGCTTAAACAGAGGTTGATATGAGTACAGAATTAGAATTAAACGAAAACATGACAAGCGAAGAAATCGCTTCCTATGCTGATGCTGTTGCCAAGGAAGTAGAGCAAGAGCGCATGGGTGAGCGAAAGTCCGATGCTGAAATAGTAGCTGACACCTCGTCAGCAACCGAAACATCTGCTGATGATAATTCCAGCAGTGAACCCGTTGACGATGATAGTTCCGTTGACAATTCCGGCGATAAATCTGTTCTCCCGAAGTGGGTGAACGATAAGGTTAAAGCCGAGGTGGCCGCGTACGGTCTGAATGATGCTGATTTGGCAGAGTTCTCTAGTCGCGAAGAGTTGGATAGAGCTTTACGTCTTTTTGACAAGACTGCTTTGGAGGCTGGCCGAAAGGCTCTCTCTGAAACAGGTGATGACAAGACTCGCAACGAGAAAGGTCAGTTTGCCAAAAAGGAAGAAGAGCAACCTGTTGATTCTGATGGTCGCTACAGAGTGTCCTTAGACAAGGATATCTACGACGATGAGATTGTTGGCGAGTTCGAAAGAATGCGAGATCACTACGAATCGCGTCTCAGGACTTTAGAGTCAAAGTTTCAAGAAGTTAGCGTTCAAACGGAAGAGCAGAAGTTCGACAGCTTTGTTGATTCTCTTGGTCATGCCGATTTGTTTGGCAAGACTGGTAAGGAGTCAGAGAAGGAGCTCGAACGACGTCGTGATCTGCACGTTGCAGTCAGGGCGCAGATGATAGGTCTGGAGCGTCTGGGGCGACCAGTAGAGCTGACCGATCAGTTAGTCAGTCGCGTAGCCAATATGGTCTATGCGGAAGATTTCATGAAGAAGAAACTTAAACAACAAACTCAAAAAGTTTCGAAGATGAGCAACTTGCGACTGGGTGGAAGCTCGGTCAAGCCGTTGCCTCCGAGCGATGATCCGAGAACTGAAGCGGATCGCCTCTACGCGGAACTTTCGAGGTCATAAATAAAGGGTTTGCCAAATGGCTTTATCGATCGAACAAATTGACGACTTCGTAGCAAGCATTCATCAGAAGTTTGCAGGCGAAGATCGTTTGGCAGCGCAGGACTTGTCCTTGCCTTTGCAAGATTACAAGTATGCGTCACGTCTTTTCTCAGGCAACCTGAAGAAAGACACCATGAGCACATCGGAGTGCAAGTGGAAAGTTAAGGTTAACACCAACGACAACTTCCAGACGGTCGGTCTTTACCACCGAGACTCCTCGACTCGGGTTAACACCCTGGATCAAGGCGAAATGAAGTGGGCGTTGACCACTAACAACTACCACTACGACATCGACGAGGAAATTTTCCGAACCGGTGGACGTCAGATCTACGATTACATCGAGGATCTGGAGCGAGATCTTATGACCTCGTTCTACACTGGAATGGAAGATCTGGTGTTTGGTCCTGGTCCGACTGGTCCTACTCAGTCTCCATTCTCTGTTGCATCGCTTCTGTGGTGGATCACTGCCACTCAGGATAGCGTTTCGGAAAACAATGCAGCAAAGGGCTTCAACGGATTTGAGCCTGTTGGATGGCAAAATAACGGCGTTGGTGGCATCTCCTGCCGAGATTACCCACAATGGCGTAACCGAACGTTCCCCTACACTCAGATCAGCCGAAGCGACTTTGTTGAAGAAGTCATCACTTCGATGGATCTTTGTAGCTTCACTCCTCCTGTTCAACGTCCAGACATTGTTGACCAAAAACGAATGGACTGGGAGTTGTTGACAACTTACAGCGTTTTGGCACGTTTGCGTCAATTGCTGCAGCTGGGCAATGACAACATCGGAGAGGATGTCGCGAAGTACAGCGGAAACGTTTACGTTCGAGGCGTTCCTTTGAACTGGGTTCCAGCTTGGACGAATGCTGCGAGCGTCAATCAGCGCACTGACGGTGTCATTCTCGGTGTTAACTGGTCGACGTTCCGAGCTTACTACGCTGCTGGTCGGCAAATGCGTAAGCGAAAAGCGTTCCAACACCCAGAAATGAGCAACGTTCGCGTTCGCTGCATGGACGATTCGGTGCAAATGGTTTGCTTCAATCGTCGAGCTAACTTCCGTGGTTACTGCACACAAGCAGTGACGGAAACTGCGTAATTACTGACATAGAGTCAGTAACTTAAAAGCCTTTGGGGGCGAGGCGTTAAATATCGCCCCCAACTTTACTGGGAAAACGCTCACCCAAAGCTGAGATATCCCGCAATCTTCTTGAAAAGGAAAAAACAAAGTGATTACTTACGACGAGCTAAATATTCCGTACCTACCATCTGGAAGGTTGTGGAGAGGTTTTGCACCTCCAACATCATTCGGCCCTGCTGGTGGAGCGTCTATCAGCCAGTCTGGAAACCCATCGTTTGGTTTCTATGACAACTTTCACTCGTTCCATGCTACGACAGCAGAAGGACCGTATCGGATTGTAGAAGGTACAGGATGTACTGTTGAGCAGATCGCCGACACCGCGACTGAAAAGGGTTTGATTCAGTTGGCAATTGACGGAAACGCTGCCAACGATGAGGCTATCCTTCAATGGGGTCGTGGGCTTGGAGCTCCGTTCCAGTTTTCAGGAAACGATCTTGTTTTCGAAACTCGATTGAACGTTAGTAGCATCACGACTGCTTTGCACTCCTGGGCCGTAGGATTGGCTGTTGTTGGAGCTGGTGCTACGGACGGTCTTTTGACTGATACCACTGGTATTTTGGCTGACACTAGCTTTGTTGGCTTCAATAAGCTGTCTGCTGCTTCTTCTGGCGTTTCAGGGGCTTATCGAGCTGTTGGTCAGGCTGTTCAAAACGGTTCGACCAACACAAGGCTTCTGAACTTGGCCACCTTGACGGTCAATGGTTTCGTTAAGCTTGGATTCCGTTATCGTGCGGCTCCGCAAACTGTTGAGTGGTTCGTGAACGGCGTTCTAGCTGGATCTGCTGCAGCGCCAGCTCGGTTGACATCATCCCAGGTGGCAAGCGTTCTGTTCCCAAGCACCACCTTGATGACTCCTGTTATTGCGATCAAGGACGTCGCTGGATCTGCGTCGGCGCTTAACATGAAAGTTGACTGGATCGCCTGTGCTCAAAACCTCTAATAGCGGTTTTCTTTAGTCCAGGGGGCATATCGCTCCCTGGACGTTTTTCTTTTTGTTCGTCATCCAATAAAAGGTTAGGGGTTGGATGGCTTGTAAACTGTTTTATTAGAAAGACGATCTAAATTGAGTACAAACGACTCGTCATTACTAGGGTGGGTTCTAGCGGGAGTAGGTGGCATTGTGTCAGTATTAGCAGGTGCGGTCGCTACATTGTTTAAGATGCGTGAAAACGAAAACTCGAAAGCAATTGCAAGGCTGGAAGAAAAAGTTGCAGCTACCGAGACTAAGGCTGAAAAGTGCGAAAGGGATAGGTTCGAGCTTTTTGCCGCTTGCGAAGTCAACAAGTTTGAGATCGCGACACTGAAGAAGCGTATTGAAACGATAAATGTCGACGGAACGCAGTATTCGCACGAAATAGACAATCAAAGGCATCGAAAAGACGCCTGATCGTTGTTTCGTTCGGATGCTCTTAAGCCAGGGGTTTAGGTATGAGTCAAATAATCGTCGGGGTTAATACTGATGTTGAGGGGGGGAGTCTTGGCCCAATCGCTGCCAATACTGCATTGCTCAACAATACTGGCTCCTCGGCGATTCCAACGGCTCAGGGGCAAGCAGCCTGGAAAACTTGGCTGCACAACTCTAATACCCCGTTGCCTACTTTGTGGGTGTGGGACAATGGTGATGGTGAGATCTATGTCAGGATGCCTTTCAACTCGACGTTAGATCTTGTCTGCAATATGCGCAGGAACGCGACGACGACCAATCCTTGCTTTATCTTCGATGAACTTGGTACGGTCAGCAATACGAGCGAATACGGCGGAACACCCACAATCACTTCGATTGCGTCATTCCAGGACGAGACGATGGGCTACCTGACTGCTGGTAACGGGCGGGCTGGTGGAGCACACTCCATGGAAATTGTTTCCGTTACTAAAGCTGGACACGGATTAACGACTGCGGACATCGGAAAGCGATTCCAAGGCTCAGATAGTCGGATGTATGTCGTAACGAACATTATTAGTTCGTCAGTCTTTTGGCTTGCCCAGCAACCAATTACGTTGATTGGTGACAGCGGTTTTACTCGATACTTACCTGCTGGTGGCTCTACGCTTACTGGGATGGATGGCTTGACAGACCAATCTGGATGGACTGCGGCTTATACTGATTCGTTCTTCGGCCCTACAGCTTGTGCTGACTTACGGCAAGAGTTCCTGATCGACGGAGAACCCCTCGTTCCAGGTCGGTTGGTTAATGGAACACGGCTCGATATCATTGAGTACACGCGAGTTCCTGATCTGCGAAACGCCTATACCTACTTTACGACGACAGGATCGGCGGCTAGGTGGACTGATGCGGCTTTAGGCAGTATGTGGACGAGGACGATTCAGTACACTTGGTTTCCTTGGTGCCAACTGAGCATTGAAGATAACGCAAGACTCCTTGCTAGTGGTCTGCGAATGAACGATGCTGGGAATATCCAATACAATCCTTTACTAGGATTAGTTGGCTCCCAAAACTTACACGTATGGGTTCCTGGTATAGCCCCAATTACGTTCACTGGAACAACGGTCAATGGTGTAGCAAATCCAACCATAGACTACAATACGCCACAGCCGTTAACAACGGCAAGCGGCACCGACATGACGATGGAAAATGCTACTCTCATTGCAGGTACGATCCCTGACCACGTTATTCAGTTTGCTGCCCCTGGTACTGGTTCTGTTAGCGGTTGGACTTCAGCTCATTTAGCAGCTTTCGATCCTACCTTCGGAGATCTTGTTCCAGCTACAAGAACGAGCCACTGTAAAGAGTTTTTGAGAATTGCGCCAACAAGCCGAAAGTTTTATCCAATGAACTTCTCGATTGACACCGCTCTGTCGCAATTCCGTACCTTCAAGATGCGCAGTCATAGGCGTTGGACTCCTCCTGTTAGCGGAATAGATTTCTGGACGTTTGTTCGTTCCGAGGATTCCTGGCTGGTTTACTTTGCTTGGACAACTTCTACTGGCAACGTGTCAGTGACTTTACCAGATTACTTGGCAGATCTAACTGCAACAGCGGTTCGGGCATTCCGAGGGTCGCTTGTCTCAACCGATACGACCAATAAGACATTGCAGATCAATACAGCTTCGAATAACGGCCACATGATTGTGAGGCTAGCATGATCGAATATCCAATAGTCTCTCAGGATGCCGCAGGTATAGTCACTCGTACTTGGCCTACTAGACCGCCAGAAGCCCATAACCAAGCGTGGAGCACGATTACCAGCACACCTACAACGCTCGTTGGCTATGGCATTACTGATGCGCAGCCTGTCGATGCGGATCTTACTGCAATTGCCATGCTGACTACTACTGTATTCGGCAGAGGCTTGCTTACGCAAGCAGATGCCGAAGCAACGCGAGCTACTATCGGAGCAGGAACCAGTAATTTCAACGGGGCTTATGGTTCATTGAGTGGTATTCCTTCTACGTTTACACCGGCTTCGCATATTCACGGTAACATAACCAATGCCGGTGCAATCGGATCGACAGCCAACTTGCCGCTTATTACTGGGGCTTCAGGGGTAATCCAAGTAGGATCATTCGGAACTACAGCGAATACGTTTTGTCAAGGGAATGACAGCCGACTAAGCGATGCTAGAACTCCGATAGCACATGATCAAGCGTGGAGCACGATTACCAGCACGCCGACTACCTTGGTTGGCTACGGAATCACCGATGGTCAGAAAACCATCACTTCCGGTACAGCAGCACCAAGCGGCGGGGTCGATGGGGACATTTACTTGCAATATGTATAGGAATAGATCATGCCAGATAACGTAGGGTACACCCCAGGAACAGGAGCGATAGTCGCTGCTGATGAGATAGATGGAGCTTTGTACCAGCGAGTTAAGGTAACTCATGGTGTAGACGGAGTAGCTCACGAAACTTCGGATAGCAACCCTTACCCAGTAAAAGTAATGGGTGAATTGATCGAGGCAATTGAAGCTATGCGAATGGCTATTCAATCGCTCAATCGAACAGTCGGATTAACGCAGGTGAGCCCACTGACTGGGAGGGCGCAGGTCGATGCACAAGTCTTAAACGCTACGCTTGCAGTCACACGGTCGGGAACTTGGGTGATTCAAGATGTAACGACAGTAGGCAATCAAGCAAGTATTGGTGGGCAACCTGCAAACTCGCAAGTGACTTGTTTTGAACGACAAACAGCAGATAACCTTAGAAGAAACATATCGGTGACATAATATGCCAACAACAAACGGAAATAGAAAACTACTTGATCTGAAACGATGGGAACAACTTTCCCCTGCTCCCAGTGCGACTGTTGCAGGCGCGTTTATCGCATCGTCGAGGCACTTTCGACAACAACAGTTGTATCTCAACGGCAACACTACAGCTTGGCTATACAGTCCGTTTGAGGACGGATGGGTACAGTTGCCTTCGCCTGCTTTGGCTGGCACGTTTGGGGCAGGTGCGGCAGGTGTTGCAGCAGGATGGTCAACAGGAACAACTGTTGGAGCAGCATCTTTAACTGCAACAGGCGGAACAACGAGTACGATTATCACCAACCAGACGCTAGCTCGATCTCTGGCTGGCTATTCGGTTCATATATTATCAGGACCAAATGCAGGTGTGACACTACCGATTGTTTCCAACACTGTTGGGGCTAACGCTACGATCACAGTAGCAACGCAAGGGTCTGCATTTACCGCTTCGACAGTGTACAGAATGTTGACTCCGGTATGGTACGTTGTTGGTGCTGGCACACTTGCTTCTGGATCGTTCAAAAAGTATTGCTACGCTACAAACAACTGGACAACGCTTGTAAATACTGGCTTGCCTGCCTCGCTGGCTACTGATGGAAAGTTGGTATCTACTCCGAGTTGGATCAACACTGACTATCGAGCATTTGCCACGGGGACAGCAACAGCAGGTGGTGCTTCAACGCTGACAAATTCAGGTAAAGCGTGGACAGTCAACTCTTGGACCAACTACCAGATTCGTATTGTGTCTGGTACGGGTGCAGGACAGATCAGAACGATTGCTTCCAACACGGCAACGGTGATTACTACGAGTGCTGCGTGGACAACACAACCCGATGCAACTTCAGTGTATTCGATTGAGGGTAATGATGACTTCATTTACTACATGGGGAACAACGCTGTCACGATGTATCGTTACTCGATCAGTGGTAACACTTGGTCTACGTTGTCACCAGTAGCGGCAAGAGCAGCGGCACCAGGTGCGGGTTTATCCGCTCATTGGGTGTATGGTGAGACTAACACTGTTTGGACTAATGAAAACACAATCATTAACGGTCAACGCATTCTCTCGTTTAGAGGCAGTGCCGGTGCTGTTCTGGATTACTACGACATTGCAGCCAACACATGGGTGTCAGGCGTGTCGTATTCACCGGCAGCAGAAACGTTTACGACTGGCAGCAAGTACAACTACCGTGTTGATAAAATCTATATCCAAAAAGAAGCAACCAACCGGTGGTTTGAATATGACATTGCGGATCAAAACATGACTGGCTGGACGACCATGCCAGTGGCTCAAGGTGCTGCAATCGTTGGAGACACGGCATTTGATGCAACGTACTACGACGGAGCAACTGAAATCCATTATGTCTATATGCTTATGAACACTTCATCGCTCATGTATCGGCAAATGGTAATTTAGCATGCTGCTCACCTTATTAGCACCGCAAGGCTCACCGGCACCATCTAGTAAAATTTGGGTGCGTGTTGGTGGGGTGTGGAAAGAAACAACGGTGTATATTCGCATCGGTGGCGTGTGGAAAGTAGCATCGCCTACAATAAGAATTTCAGGAACCTGGAGAACGTGATTATGCTTTTTTTTGACGAACCGATTATTGAACCGCCAAAAGATCAGAAATCGTTTCCTATTATTTGGATTCGCAATCTGCGTATAGCCGCCCATGATCCGGCAGCGGAAGGAAGTGTCTATCTCGAACTTCTTCCAATGTCTGAAAACGGTGAGCTGTTCTGGGGTAACGGATCGATACAGATCACATCAACTAGATTGTTCCAAGCTATTAACGAAGTGCCTGAGTTAGCAGCTGCATATCAGGCGATACTGTCAGCGGTTAAGCCGCTGCAGGCTTGGGTCGAATCTCAACAAACAGTAGAGTAAAATCATGCAGATCGAACTCACAAAAGACGAACAGCAATTACTGCTTGCGTGTATTGACTCAGCAGTAAAGCACGCACCGAACAGTCTTCAAGCAGCGGTACAGATCATGCCTCTCGTGCAAAAGATCGCAGAGGCGAAACAAGATGAACCAACTGCCGAGTAAATCATGAAAAACGTTTCTTTAGCTCGCACATCGGGCCAGACGCTTTATGCGTTCCCTGCTGACTTGTCGTTGGCTACTTGGGCTACCAACAGGATCCTTCTCACAGAGGGGACAGGTGCTAACACTGGTCGATACACGGCTAGCCTGGATGAAGCAGTTTCCGACTTATGGTACTTCTTTGAAGGTGCCTCTCAACCTGCAAATTGGAGTCTTGCGAAAGGCTACTTTGATTTGTCAGGCGGATCGTCAGCAAACATTACAGTAGAGGACCGCAGCATAACTGTGGAATAGCATGTCTCGAGTAGTAAGAAAAACATTCAAGGTTGATGGAGTCCCTACTGACGTCACGTCAGCAAGACTGTCCGATCCTACTGGAACCTACGGGGTCAAGCGTAACGACAATAACAATGTCGTAGTTGCTGACGGTACTGTAATGACCAGGATATCGGCTGGTGTCTACGAGTACGCATTCGAGGACATTGTTGCAGTCTCCTACACGGCCTATGTTGAGTTTGTCTACGATGGTGCTACCTATCACTTCGAAGTGGACTTTCTTGCCAGATCTACTACTTCGGGAATGACGACAAGCTATGCGAGCTTGCTTGAGAGAGTTGGTCATTACCTATTTGGTATTCGAAGTGGATTCTTGGTCGATCAAGAGGCTGATATCAATGATTGCATCAGGGACGGGCTGCATAGAGTCTACGCTGCGCACGAGTGGTCATTCTTTAGGCCTTTAGTTGATGTCACCACAACAGCGCCGTACACAACTGGTACTGTCACTGTGTCAGCAGGAGTCGCAACACTGACTGGAGGAGTGTTTCCGTCCTGGGCCGCCAACGGACTAATTAAGGTTGATGGTAAGCATTATGCAGTTGCCAGCAGGGATAGTAACACCCAGATCACACTTGAGAATACCTCGGTCACGATCGCAACAGCCTCGGACTACCAGCTGGGCAATCCTGAGGTCGCCTTGGATGCGTCCTTTGATGCCGTGACGAACGACAGTGACTTGACCTATTATCCTGGAAACGATCGGTGGTTCCCCTCAGTGAAGCAAAGGCATGATGCCACGATCCGCAGCCTTGAGGAAAGCAATCCAGAATTTAATCGACCATGCTTCTACAGCGTTCGAACGTCATTGTTCAACCCTACTGTTGGAAGTCGCAAGGTTTTGGCGTTCTACCCTACTCCTGACGCTGAATACACCATGCGAGTCCCGATGATCCTGAGGCCTGTCATGCTAGATGACACAAATCAGTACCCCATCGGAGGGGAATTGCTCAGTCAGGTCATTTTGGAGGCCTGTTTAGCGGCGGCTGAGCACAATTTCGAGGAGAGAGAGCATGTTCATGAGAAAAGATTCATGGAAATGTTAGGAGTGGCGATCCGAAACGACCAGTATCGCAGTTCTCCGACGTCTTTGGGGCCAGATGCTCCTGCGGGAGAGAATGGAAAATTCGGCGTTTTCGATTATGATTACAGGATGCGAGAGCATCGCATAGGCGGACTAACATTAAACGGGGACTCATTGTGACGAATCAAGCATATAGCGTTTCGGTGGCATCATTAGTGGTGGCGACTGCTGTTACTGGTAGCGGAACGATTAAATACGAAAACGCCAGAAGTGGAGTTGTTTATGTTCCTGCTGGCTCAAGTTTGACCTCGTTGACTTGGCATGCAAGCCTAGCTGAAGAAGGTCCGTACATGGCGGCCGACAATGAAGCAGGGGCGGCTATCGTTCAGACTGTCGCGGCTGGTCAGGCTCATCCAATCCCTGCAGCAATGCAAGGAGCTATGTTTTTGAGAGTCACTGGTGATGTCGCTGGTGAAATTGGTTACACGTTAAAAGATTAGTTTTTCAAGGAGTTGGCGATGTCTCATCGTATTTTGAATGATGTTTTGAAAGCGTTCTCGGCTGATGGGCCTGGAAACGTTGCTTTGACTGCGACTGCTGAAGGCGTCCGCATGCCGGATGATCGCTTTTTAATGATGGTCACTCCTACTTGGGGTGGCGCGAATAATATTTTGATCTTGCCTCCACCAGTTCCAGGACGGATTGTTGTCCTTGCAGGGACCGCAACTGGCGGTGAGCTTCGAAGTAGCAATCCTGCGACCATCGGCATTAACGGTGGTGTTGGCGTGGATGCTGAATCGGCGATCGCAGCCAACATGATGGTTATTGCCATTTGCGAATCGGCAACTAACTGGAAGGGCTTCACGATTGCTTCTAACGGAACTGTTACGACTCTCCAAGTAGCTGCACCATAATCCTGATATGGCGAACAAAGAGATAATATTTCCCTCGGGAGTCAACAGGCGAGTGTCTCTGCGGCAAAGTGCTGGCAGTCGCGATCGCTATTTTGCTCCCTGGGCTCTCAATGTTCGCCTAGAGGATTTTACTGGTAGGCTTCGAGGAGGATCCTGGTCGCCGACAGCAGCTGCAGCAGGAGCTTCAACACAAAGTCGATACTTAACTGATGGGTCAGGTAATCGAATTACCGACTCCAGTGGAAATCAGATCGTCATTGGTGTTGATGTCGCAGTTAACAGGAGCGGTGGATCCGCTTTTGTGGATCCAGGTGCAGATGCTCCAGCGAGTCATTCAGCACAATGCTTGTATCGTGCTCGTTTGGTTCGTCCTGAAGGAGGATTGATATATGCCAGTCGTCAGGGCGACTACACGAACTGGGATTTGAGTGTTGACGTCAGTGACTCGGGCAGGGCATTTGTTATTCAACTTTCTGAGGCAGGAGAGATCGGCGCTGACGTCGTGTCACTAATTCCTCACAAAGATGCTTACATGCTGGCAGCTACTAGTAATTCTCTTTGGGTGCTTCAGGGCGATCCTACTGCTGATGGATCGCTGAGAAACATTTCCAGGGGAGTAGGGATGGTAGGAGCAAAGGCGTGGTGTCGCGATCATCTCGACCGATACTACTTCCTTTCGTCTCACGGTCTTTACACTGTTGCAGCATCAGGCGAGGGCCTTCAAGCTCTTTCCGAGGATGTGATACCAGAACAGCTGACTGGCGTTACGGACGAAGATACGGTTCTTGAGTACGATCACGAAACACGCGGAGTGTACATTCGCATTCCGTCAGCTTCGGAGTCGTGGTTGTTCGACACGGAGAGGCAAGGATTCTGGCCTTTCAAGGTTGGGCATACAGGGTCGTATGTTGCCATGGGGCCGATCTTGCTTGGCGATGGAGCGACCTTTGGAAGGTTGATTCAGATACATGGGATCCTAGCTCAGAGCTCGGTAAACGTGACGTGGAGAGTTTTGGTAGCCGATACAGCTGAGCAGGTCACGCAGAATGCCAAAGCAGCGATTGAGGCTTTGGTAGCAGGCAATACGCCAGCAAACATTCAAAGCAGTGGTGTTTGGACGGGAACGGGAGCTAACCATAGGTCTTACCCTCGAGCTAGAGGTAAGTTCATGGTTCTGTTGTTGTCCGCAAGTAGTGGTGATTGGGCCTGGGAAGGCGCACGTTGTTTCATTGAACCAAGTGGAAGGTGGCGATAACCATGCCTGATGTTCCTTTTTCAGACTGGATTAACGGTCTCGTTGTCGACACTCTGACAGGTCCAGAGAAGTTGCCGTTGTTGGACGGTACGACATCGAAGCATGCGACAGCAGCATTGTTGGCTGCGTTTACGATCGATCAGCTTCATCAGGCCTCGGTCATAACGACCGTAGCGGATTCTGACGAGCTCAACGTGTTCCAGTCGGATGTTGAGAAGATCCTTACGGCGCAGAACTTCTTCAATTGGATAGTAGACAAGCTCGAGGCTATTGGTGTCGAGACTACAATTCTTTCTGGAGACAAGCTCCTCTATGTCGACGGAGGCGTTCTCAAGCAAATCGATATTGATAACGTTCGTACGTTTATTAACGCAGGTATAGCAAGCCTTGGGAGTCAGATATCAGCGCTGACAACGGCAACGCTTGCGGACTCCGATCAGTACGTGGTGGCGCAAGGAACCACGGCTCGAAAAACAACATTCACCAGCATTGCCAGTCGTGTTCATTCTCAATTCTTGACCTATCTAGGTACATTGCCATCGGTAGCGACAGGGACTGTTGTTGATGGGGATACTTTTTACATCAATGACGGTGGAACTGCGAGCAAGGTTACTGCTGCAGTCTTGGCTGCCTACATGCAGTCTAAGATATCTACTGACGCAGTGTCAGCAGCTTGGGATACTTACGCGGCTTTAGGGGCGGCGACGAATGCTACTGACGTGTTCTTACTGGAAAGAAGCGGAACAGGCAGGACAGCTACTGGGGCCAATATTGCTTCTTACGTTGTCGGAACCCAGAACAGCGCAGCCGATGCCGTAGGAGCTGTAGTTGGTGATGACTTCCTTATATTCAGATCTGGAACGCAATTCAAGCTGGACATAGGGCTGCTTTCTACCTATGTCTTGGCTTCAGGTTGGTCGGCCACAAGCGGCAATCCCGTTGCTACTGGCGATAAGGTTTTGATCGGAAGAGCTGGAACGACTCTTAGTGTGACAGTGGATCAGCTTGAGACGTACATCTTAAATGGTATCCAGGCTAATGTTTTGAATCTCACTGGGCTCACTTCAGCAACACTGGCCTCTGGCTCTTTGTTGTTAATTGGAGATGGCTCTAACGCAAGGAAGGCTACTCTTGCGGAGCTCGAGACAAAGCTCTGGGCCGACTTTGAGGACTACGTGTCGGCACTGATAGCGTTAACCCCTCTTGAAGATGCTGACGTGTTTTATGTAATTGAGGGAACTACTCCTAAGAAGATAACTGCAGCAAACATAGCATCCTATGCCGAAACAGAAATGTGGGACAAGGCTGACGCAGCGTCAGTTTTAGCTGGAGATGATATATGGATGCGTCGTGGCTCAACGAGCTACAAGTTGGATGTTGGCGTGTTCGCTACTTATGTCAGTGGTATTTTGGCTGGAAGCATTGATATTAATGCCCTGGCTACAGCAGCTCTTTCTGACAACGACTTGTTCTTGATTCATGATGGAGGAGTAAATCGCAAGGCAACTATCGCGAACGTATCTTCTTACATAGAAGATAAGATGTGGAGCAAGGTGGATGCAACTCCAGCGGTTCAAGCTGGCGATGATATCTGGATGCGTAGAGGGTCGACCAGCTATAAGTTAGATGTTGCTGCTTTTGCCGCTTATGTGACAGGCGTTACGTCTGGTAACATTGACTTGACTGTTCTCGCGGACGCAACTGTTTCCAACGATGATCTGCTACTCTTGAGCGAGGGTGGAGCAAATCGCAAGGCAACTGTAGGCCAGTTGTGGAGCAATCGATATCTTTATGACGCACAGGCCATAAAGCTTGATGACTTTGCCGCTCCTGATGACAACACGGATCTTAATGCAACTTCAGCAAGACACGGCTTGCTTCCGAAGCTAAGCAACAACGCAAGGCAGTTTCTCAAAGGAGATGGAACATGGGGATCCTACGCCAGTTTGACTGCTACGGCTACGGCTGCTGCTGGAACTCTATTTTCGGATGCTGCTCTGCTTGCGTCGACCAATACAACGTTCATAACGTCGGACAACGCTGCTAAGGGGGTTGCTCTTCCGACAGGTGCGGCTGGCGACATAATGGAAGTGATAAACAATAGCGCTTTTGCGGCTAAGTTGTATCCTGCAACTGGCGGAACGATAAACGGGCTTGCGACAAACGCGGCCGTAGTCGTTCTTGCTAGTAAAGGCGTCAGGTGTTTTTGTTCTGCAGCTAACACTTGGACGGTTTTTGAAATGACAGCTAGAGCTGCTGCTGCGTAATAAGGAACCAAGCAAATGTCATCTATTCCTAACATACCAGAGCAGGATCCAAGCCAATCGGAACTCTGGCTTCCAAGAGTTATCAATCCCGCCTTGAATATTTGGTGGGCTCAGCAAACTGTTTCAGATGTTCCCGAGAACGTCATGGGATGGCTCGTTGCTCAAGGGTACGAAATAACCAACATCAGGTTGGACAGAACAACGACTCCGCCTACCTATTACTTCAACTTGAAGAGGAATGGGCTTCGTCCGCAAGACGTGCTGTTGGATTTGTGTAACTCTTACACCATAGCAGCTAACGATGCCAGAACAGCGAATCAGGTCAGGTATAACGAGATCCTGAGGAACTGGACTATGATGATCGACACGTCGCATGAGCAGTTTGACGCTCAAACGACGGTCCAGAATGCACAATCAGGCGTTTATCTCGCCGATCTAGACCAGTACATGGACGAGATTGAGACTCTGATTGCAGAGAACAGGGCTCAGATGGTCCTTGATGCGGCAGAGGCAAAAGATGCTCTTGGGCAGATGGATACGAGGCTTACGGACCTCGAGGTGAATGCCAACACCAGCGCAGACGAGATTGAATCGCTTCTGACGGAGCAAATCTCCAACCTTCAGGACTTCATCACAGCTTACAGGCTAAGACTGGCCGAGATGGATCAGAACTTTGCATCTCACTTAGCAAAGGTGTTGTCTGAGATAGCAGGTCTGGATGCAGTGCTTGACAGTCACGTTGTTGACTACAACCAACAATTCTCAATTCTGGCAAGCAACTACACGGCACACGCGGCTGAAATTGAGGATGCCCTCACCAGGATAACTGCGAACGTCACCACCTACGTCGCCGACGTCACTGACATCCTGACACGAATCGAGGCAGACTTTACTGACGTGGAGTCAGAACTTGAGACGATAAAGGGAGACGCAGGGGATCTTGTTGACGGTCACGCGGCTCGGTATCAATCGATTTTGGGTAGCCTTACTGCAGATTACGAGCAGCATGCCGTGATCGCCAGGGGATTCCTGGTTGACCTCGGAAGCGAAGAGCTAGCTAGGATAAACGAGGAGTTTGCAGCGAGCTTGGCAGCACAGATACAAAGGCTTGTTAGCCAGGGCCTTTTTGTGTCCAAGATAGTTTCGGATGTTACGGCCAGGAACAGCAGAGACCGTGACGATAGGATCCAAGCGTTAAATGACAGGCTGATGAGAGAGAAGCTTGAGAATCAGCATAGGCTTTACGAGCAGCAAGTAGCAACAAGAGGAAGAAACCTAGAGGGCTCTAATCAGTTGCATGGAGTTCAACAAGAAGTCCTTAGGTATCAAGCTTCTCTAGTCAGCAACATTTACGGACTTCAACAGGAGATCCGAAACAGAGTCTTGTCTGGCAAGCAGGCGATCTTCACCGCGAAAGACGCGAACGAAAAGCTGGCGATGGAGATGCAGTCGAACTTGTACGCTAAGCTGCAGGAAGTTAGACAGAGGACTATAGAGGCGGCCGATCGCGTTTACCAGTTGCGAGACTTGTTTGGGAAGTGGGAGAATACTGAGACACACAAGCTTTACGAGCAGGTCCAGCAAATGGAGTCGCAACTATTGGCTGGTGTTGATAAGGAGTATGCTTCGAATCAAGATGTCGTCAGAGTCGAAATCACTCAAAGGGACACGTTGCTCCAGCAAATACAAGATGCTCTAAAGAGCCTTTTGTCTGGCAAGGAGCGATATTCGGCTCTTCTGATGCAAAATGCTAGCACGTTAGCTGAGCACAAGCACAAGGCGATTCTCGAGAAGATGAATACCGCTATCAAGAGGCTTGATGGTTGGCAATCGATCGCGGATCAGAACAGACAACTCATGGCTTATCAGCTTGATGAGAGAAATAAGCTGTTGATTGGGCTTTATTCGTTTGTTGAAAGACGAGAGGATGTCGCTCCGCAATGGAAAGACATGGCAACAATGATCGCTGGGCTCGGTGATTCGGGCGGCGGATGGCTAACACCTAGTTAAGAGGTAGGCGATGTTTCGTAAGCGTAGGAGGCCAACGCCAGAGTTTAAGATACCGCCTCCGTTCAATCCGGTGCATGGCGAGAATGCCAATCTAAGGATGTACGGTGTAATGCCGTACTGCGCTCTTATGCAGATAGCCGAGGACGATATCTACGAGAACTATGTCTTGTGCCGAGGGTTCGACACTAGGATGTTGCGTTTCGTCGATTATGAAAAAGGCAACGAGGAAAAGCCTGGGATAACTGTTGCGAAACCGTATGGAAAGCGATTCTTAGATGTTTATCGAAAGTCAGATGTTTATCCAGCGTTGCTCCCGACACAAGGCAATGCGATGTACACTCCTCCATCGCCTATCGATATAGAAACTCGATTGGGCCAGAATCCTGGGATCACTAAGGATGGCCTAGATGGTGGTCAGCCAGAGGACTTGAAAAACAGGATCGATATTCTTTACGATCACAACAACGCCGTCGTTAACTGGCTTCTCGTTGACAGCAATGAGTATCACGCTCTTACTGGCGTCGTGTCAGCAACTGGCGTCGAAACAGATCCCGACTTGCTTGATTTGAAGTACGCTGACGTTCTGGTTATCGAGTCGTCTAACACGGCCATCATAGGAAAGACAGTCAGGGTTCACGATCGCAAGGGATGTATATTTGATATAAACGTAGCGAACTACTGTATCTGGGCGCATGAATCGTGGGCTGTAACTATGGACACAACCAAAGAATGCACGAAGCTTGTTCGTTATTGGTCTGCAGACGATAGATGTTGCGATCCTAACACGGCCATTTACAGAAGTTGCTCATAATGGCCACTAGACGCTGCTGCTGTCCTAGCTGTGAACTTGGTCTCGATGACTTCAACAGGGTCGATGCTAATCCTCCTTCTGGGAGGTGGCATGAGATATCTGGAAACTGGAGTCTTACCGATCAGTACATAAAAGATGACGGGACTCCTGGCATTCTTGCGACGACCATCTGCCATCCATTTGCCTATGAAGAAGGAAGTTGGATCGCTAACTTCCAGCTGAAGGAGGTGCGATCTCGAGATATGTACCGGATACGCGCAGGGAATCCATCGACGTCACCTTACGAGATAACTTTCGAGCCGCTCGACATGGATTTGGCGACAGCACGAATAAAAGTAACAGTGATTGGCCCGTCCACAACCGACAGTGTTGAGCATCCATGGCCAGTCGCTAGCTACGGTGGCACCACTTCTGCGGACTCGGTGAATGCGTTTGGGTGTTATCAGCCTGGAGTCATGCTCAGAGCGTCTATCGGCAGTTTCGGTGGCCAGATACCCGTTGCGGCAATTTGCATTGGTGGGACTGGAAGCAGATGCTATGTGGTTGGAGGCGTGGACGTTGGCAACTTTGCGTTCATTGAGGGCGCGTTCGACAATTGGCAGTATTGGGCTACGGCCATTGATGATCTGTCTTGCGTTCCCTGCGGGTGCTATTGCTTGAAGGGTCTTTTGCCAGAGGACAGGTTCGAGCCTGAGAGAGAGTGTTTTCCAGCGAGCATGAAGGCGATATTTCAGCTCGTCTATGCTAGCGTCGACGCATCAGCTTGCGGGATAAACGACTTTGAGATTCTGCTTAACTTGTTTGGCAACAACCGTGATACATGGCTGAGTGGAAATGCTACTATCTGCACGACTACCTTTGCCATTAAGTTGAACTGCGAAAACTTCGACGAAGAAGGTCGAGTGTTCAGAGCGCTAACTATGCAGTTGATTAACGGTGTCGACAATCAAACAGCATCAATTGCTTTGCAGTGGGACGATCCAGATTACGATGCTGGCGAAACTCCTTCCATCAAGTTTCCTGACTTCGACGAGTCTACTTGTGAGCCTTTATCACTTGTCTATAAGTATGCTACTCTGCAATGTTTTTTTGGTCCGTGTGCAACGCCTGGAGTGAGCGGCTACATTCCTTATTGCTGCCCTGAAGCGGGATGTTTGCCATCGTGTCCAACTATTCTCTACAGGGTAACATTGGTTCCAGCATGAGATGCGAATGTTCTATTTCTGGTTTCTGTACGCGACACAACGTTGACAAGACTCCTCATTTGTTGCACCTTTGCCAAACGCGGCCAGATTTCTTTCAGGCGTGGGAGGACAATCGTGGGCCTGGACAGCTATCAACAAAAGACAGGACCGCGAGACGGGTCGTAGTTAAACGGCGAGAGGACATAGCAAAGCTCGGTCGCGAATTGTGGGAAGAACTCTTTACTGCAGTAGAGACGCACGAAGATTTAGATCGATGGGAAGCCAAGATTCCGAAGTACGGATGCGACTGCGATAGATTTTACAAAAACTGGAAGCTGGAGAATCATTTAGGCAATGAACTCTCTTTCGAATGGAAGTGGAGCCTGAAGTCAGCGGTCAATAAAAAACTAGACAAAGACAACCTAGATCTAGATGAGGCGATGGCTGTTTTTGGATATCCAGATGGTCGTGTCCACGAGGAGCGAAACGACATAGTTGTAGTCACAGCTATATCAGCAAGTAAGTACTCGCGAGCAAGGCAACAAGCTTGTTTTGATTCTTGGCGGAGATTTGGACTGAAGGTGTACGCAAGAAACACTAAGGAAGAGATTGATGCGTTGTCGCCATTCTTTCCAGGATTGAATTGGATTGTTGATGACGCAGTGTCAGTGGGCTATGCGTATCCGACGCAAAGGATACAAAGGCTTGCATGGACAGCTGTAGAGCTAGATAAGCCAGTTCTGGTTATTAATAGTGATTGCGAATTAAGAGGGCATAAGGACTGGTTGGAGTTTGACGAAGATAATCAGTTTGTGGGCGTCAGGTGGAACTGTGATCCAGGGTTTCCGCATGTTGTTAGCGAGTTCAGATGGGGTCTTGACGCCTTTAGCTTTACTCCAAGGCAAGCGTCTTTAATACCGAAAGACTTTCCGTTTGCGATTGGCCATCCAGTTTGGGATTACGCAGTTCCAGCGTTAATGCGAAGCTTAGGTGTTAAATTAAATATTCTTCACAAGCCGTTCTTGTTCCATGAGGATCATCCTGTCAATTGGCACACAAAAGACTGGGAGTCAGGAAAATTGTGGATGCAAGAGAATCTTGGTGTGTTGGTTGACTGGGGAAGTTCGGATTTTCGTGACAGTCTTGAAGATTCAGGATGGAAATACAGCCGTACTAGGTGGGTAAAAACGTCTTGATTGGTAAACTGAGTCATTAAGTATTTCATTGATAGGAGTCTTAAGATGGGCATTTCGCTACGGCACGATACAGCAGGAATTGGCGGCGGCGGTGGAGGCGGCGGTGGTGGAGGTGGCGGCGGTGGCGGTCGTGGCGGAAAGTACGGCTTGGATTTCATGCTGCAGCGTCAGAAGATGGCTCAGGATCTCGTTGAAAACGAAAGACAGAGGAACCACGACATAGGTATGGTTGCCTGGAGAGATCAGGCTGGCATCAACGAGGAGTTGCGAGCCAGAGGTCGGATGAAAATGATCAACGACCGGAATGATACTGAGTTCACGAGGAACACTAAGAATGAGCAGAGGGTGTTTGATAGAGACACCCAAAGAGCAAAAGACGCACTTGCTGAAGAAACTGCATTTCGGCAAGCAGGATGGGATCAGCAAAATACATTTCGGCAAGCAGGGTGGGATAATGACGCCAAGGTGAGAGCTGAGGCCTTACAAAGACAAAATTCTGCAATTCTCTACAATCAGGCGATGGAGCAGAAGGCAAGCGTCATGGGGCAAGTAGATTCTGCCCTTGCAAGAGATGATCTTGATAGTGAGACAAGAAAAAAACTGTTGGATCTTAAAAACACCAGGGACTTTGTCCTTGCTCCGAATGGTAACTTCAACGAGACGATGCAGAAGGACTACATAGATAAGATGATGGCGAAGGCTGTGCCCATATTGATGAGCATTCCTGACTACGACCCTAATGTTGCGATGAACAGAAATGTCTCTTACAGGGACAGAAACACAGGCAAGTATTCGTCTGCTCAAAAGGAAGGAGACGATATCTACGACAAGACCCTTAAGCAGCTGATCCCAGGTCAACAACCACAGGAGCAGCAGGGGCCGCCTTCGGCTCAGCAGTATTACAATGAGAATCAAGAGGCCTTTATCGACGACAGCGCCGAAGCCAGGAGCTTGATTGAGCAAGACATTGAGTCAGGGAAGATCAAGCCGTTTGCAAGCGAAGACGAGATGGAGAGAGAGACTTGGAGGCGAATGAAAAGGAAGCGAGACTTCATGGGTAATGCGTTGTCTGGTAAGTACGACGAAGCGAGTCAGCAATTACCCCCATCTGGATCTAGCGGTCAGATGGGGGGCCAGGGCGGCGCAACTGAGCCCGCAGGTATGGACATTGCAGGAATGAACAACATCTTGGAGAACGGTTCTGACGAGCAGAAGGCGGAAATCAAAGCCAAATTGAAAAACCCCGCAGAACTAGATAATCTGAGGGCTATGGTAGAAGCCAATGACCCCGAGGCTATCAGATTGTTAGAGAACCAAGAAAAGTCAATTCCTATGAAAACAAGGGTGGAGTCTTGGGGGAAAAAAATGATGTCTAGCTCTCCAGAAGAAAGGAGAAATATTCTGGATAGGCTACAGGACTTAAAAGAGAACGGGACAGTCGATGATTATGATATCGCATCAGCCGCTAGCATGTCTTTCTCGGGTGGGGCCAAGGGTTTGTTTGAGGCAGTCGGTCGGTCTGATAGATATAAAAACCGGAAGGACATGCCAACCAAGCAGCGAGTTGCCCTTGATCAGTTAGCTGGCGATCTTGGCATGTACAGCCCAAAGGCTTACGTTAGGGCTTTTCAGGCCGTCCCAAGTGTTGAGGATATTATTAAAAAAACAGCTGAGGCTGGTAAGATGACACCTAAAGAAGCGGAGCAGCGTGTCTATACGCAAGTGTTGGCTTCGCAATTTTCTGAAGACATTCCCAAAATGGTCCTAGGTGATGTGCCTTCAGAAAAAGACAAAGAAAAACCTAAGCGCCCAAAAGCAATAGATAGAGGTTATTAGATAAAATGGCAACACCTGAAGTTGATGTTATGGACGACGGAGAGTTCGCTGACCAACTTTCTTTGATGAGGATCAAGAGAGAGTCTGCGGTAAGAACTCAAGACAACTTAAAAAACAGAAGCGAAGCGTATCGAGGTTTGCTGCGAGGCATCGACCAGACGCAGGCTACCTATCACGGTGGTATTGCCGCGTACCACTCCGCAATGGGCAATGAATCTGCAGCTAGAGAACGTTTCAAAAAATATCAGAAGGAAATGGAGCAGGCGTCTGAAAACCCAAAGACAGTCACAGACTTCTTTTCTACTGATGAAAAGACAGGTGCTATGGCAGGCCCTGGAAACATGGCAACATGGGCAGCTGGTACTCTAGGGGAGTTAGCTCCATCTATAGCAGAATCTGTTGGTACTGGGATCGTTGGTGCAGCAGCGGGTTCTATGTTGGTTCCTGGTCCTGATCCTGCTGACGTTGCTACTGTTCCTGTCGGTGCTATCACTGGCTTTCTTGGAAAAACAGCAATTAAGAAAAAGATCGCGGACATAGCTAAAGAGTATGTAATCAGAGGAGCTACAAAAGAAGTTGCAGAGGAATCCGCCAAGAAGCTTGTTTACAATTCTTTAGCTAAAAAGGCTGGCGGTGCAGTCGCCTCCCAGCAGGTCACAGCTTTACATGAAGGCGGTGGCATGTATGGCGAACAAAGAGAGAAGGGTATCGACAGTCCTTTTACAGCACTGTTGTTAGGTCAAGTATCTGGAGCATCCGAAGTTGCATTTGGAGCGACCCCGTCTTTGATGAAATTCATCAACAAGATAGGCGCTGGCGAAATAGCAAAGCAATCTGGGAATAAAGCGGCAGCTGCTTATCTGTGGGACGCTGTAAAGAGCTCTGGCTCGGAAGGCGTCCAGGAGGGCTTCCAGGAGATGCTGCAGAGCATAAATGCAGAGATAGTTGATCCGAATCACAAGATTACGGATCGAGAAACCTGGATGAAATGGTTCGAAGCGTCGGCTGCGGGTGCTTTAGGTGGTGGCGTAATCAGTGGTGCACAAAGTGGATTATCTGCCGCTGTCGGTAAAAGAACAGGAAGGAAGGTTCCTGACGATCAAGTGGTTGATCAGCTGCCTGCTGAAGGGGTCGCAATCGCGCCAGTCGGCCAGTCGCCTGCTCCGACTGGTGACGTCAATACTGGAAACGACGCAGAGGTTGTTGCAAAACAATCGGCTGATGAGGTAAGTCCTGAAGACCAACAAAAAATAGATGACATATCGATTCAGATAGGAAGCCTTAAAGAGCCCCCAAGCCGTAGCGAGTGGGCTAAGATCGTACTGGGTGATCCCGGTCTTCGTGATGACAAGACAGTTCCCAATGCAAATGTCCGGAGAGAGCAGTGGGAGGCAGGACAGAAACTCATAAATGACAGGGCCTCTCAGGCTTCGTCTGATCAGTCATTGCCTGCTGGTCCACCAGAAGTCGACCAAGGAGAACAGAATGCCGTACGACCCCAAAGCGAGCCTCAAGGCGGGGAAATCCAAGCCCAAGGCAGGCAAGAAGTCCAGCCAGTCGCAGAAGAAGCAGCCCAGGCCGAAAGCCAAGTAGGGCCTGTTCCTACCGGTCAGCCAGTAAGCCAGCCGCTAAGTGATGCAGTCGGCGGTGACGAGAAGGTGTCGATCGCCGGAAAGCCAGCAAAGAAGCTTGATGAAATCACAGAACTTGACAATGGTGTTCGCCACGAGCTCTTTGAGTCTGAAGACGGAAAGAAGTGGGTAGTTCGTTCTGTTGAAACTGGGAGTGGTAAGCAGATCTATTCCAGCGAGCATTCAAGTATGGATGCAGCCAGGAATGTGTATCAGAAAGTAAAGGACGGAGGAGAGGAGCTACAGCGATCTTCGAGTGAAGGCACAGGATCAAAGCCAGCTGACGCAACGTCAGTAGCTAAGCAGGAAGAGCCAGTGTTTGATAACCCATCAGACAAGCAAGAGTATGACAAGATACGTCGGAAATTTGCTGGCTTAGAAAGTGCACCTAGTCCCGAGCAGTGGTCAGAGATCATCTTTGGTGATGACTCCAATGCATCGCAAGCACCAGACGAGAATCAAAGGCGAGAGCAATGGGAACAGGCAAGAACGGCGTTCCCAAGTCAGAAGGCCTCTGTTCCGGCTGAGTCGGCTGCGAAGTCGTCCGATGCAAAGGATGTTCCTGCGGCAGACTCCTATCAGCTCTCAGAAGATGAGATAGAGTCGAAACGTCAAGAGTTGTTTAAAGGCTCTGAGGGTGGTCCAGTAAGAAAGAGTGACGCTCGGTATAAAGACCAGTACGAAAGATCTAAGAGTAACTTGATTGGTGAAAAGAGAACCATTGAGGGCGTCTCGAGCTTGGAAAAAGAGATGCGAGGCATGGGGTTTGAGGATGGCGACACTACCGTGATGATTAGCGGCATGTCTCATCCATGGACAACGTCAGAAGGTGCTGGGCTGGTCGACAGTACAGGGCGAGCAACTGGCGGTGAAGGCCTCGGTTCCAAGATATGGAAGAACTACTCAGCGAGAGTAAGAGACTGGAGTGGAGGAAGGGGAGTCAACAAGTCCGTATTGGACAATGCTTGGCATCCTCGTGGAGGGGCTCCAGTCGTTCGTGTCGGAAAGATGCAGAACGGCAGTTTTGTCGAGGACAAGGAGAGGACAGCTCAGATTCGTGGCGTGCTGGAAGAGGCTCTGAATTTCAGTCAGGCTAAGCCAAGCGACAAGAAGTCAACTGACACGACGTCAGCGCCGAAGGAATCCAAGAAAAGCATGGGACGCGAAAACAAGCTTAACGCAAAGTCTAGCGAGAGCGTGCCGCCACCATCTAAGACTGGATCGACACCACCTCTACTTCCAAAGTCAGCTACACCGCCACCATTGAAACAACGCACAAGCAGTGGCGACAAATCCCCTGCTCAAGTTGAAGCCAAGTCTTCTGACGCAGTGTCAGTGGAACCTGTTCGCAACCAGGAGGATAAAGATGCTCCACAGACCAAGAGAGGAGGTGATCCTAGTGAAGTGCAAACCGAAGAGCGGAGGGAAGGGCAAACCAATGCCCAAACCAAAGCCGAAGGGCAAGTAAGCCCTGAGAAACCTGAAGGTCAGGCGACGGCGGGGACTCCGTCGTCTGACTCTTCTTCATCAAAACAAAAAGAAGCACCTAAGCCTCCAGCTAGGCCCAAGAGAGATTCTAATGAGGCAAGCAAGCCTAAAGAAGAATCCAGAAAGAAGGCTGTGGCGGAGAAGTACCTCAATGAGTTAAGCCCTGGTCAACGAGAGGCAATTGCCAAGAGTCTGACTGAAAGTCTAGGTACAGAAGTAACTGTTAATGACCTGGTCAACAATCCAGGTCTTGTGGATGCCATTGTCGCCATATCTCCTGCCAGGAAGTCTAAGACTAAACCGAAGAAGGCAGCGTCTAGTCGCAATAGACAGGCTGCAAAGGAGGATGTTCCTAAACAGCTCGGGAATGTAACGCTAGTCTCATCGGAAGAACTCTCGGACGACGAAAAGCAGCAGGTGAAGATCCTTGACAAGATGGGCGTTAGCATGCGATTTGTCAACGGAAGAGATCTGAGTCTTCCTGGACTTTTCCGGCCAAGTACCATGACGATTTGGATCAATCGCAACTACGTAACCAATATGAATAGGGAGAGGGGTGAGAATTCAAAGTGGATGACCTGGGGCCTTTTTGCGCACGAGGCATTTCACGCAATGAAAGTAGGAAACCCAGAGGCTTGGAATCAGCTTTACAACTGGGTTTCGAAACACGAATCTAGCAAAGAACAAGACGGATTAAAGAAGGCTGGTGAAGACTACATTGGCGATTTCGATAGAGAATTGCTATCGAGTGTTAGGGCGGACATTAAAAGGTCTGGCAAGGCCGTCGATGTCGACAAGGATGTTTCTGGGCAAGATCTTCTTAAAGCTGCCTTAAAAGCTGGTCTTAAGTACGACATATTCAACAAGGACGGATCGCTCAAAGAAAAGGGTGATCTCAGTCAAAAAACAAAAGACCTTTCCGATTTCATTAACGAGTTCAACTCTAACGAGGACATTCGGCAAGAAGAATCGCTGTCGCGTTATCTTGAAGACAGAGCTGGCGATTTCGATTTCTGGAACGAGTTAGGCAATAGCAAGCCGGGGTTGCTTGCTAAGATCGGTAGGTGGTTGCGTAAGGCATTGCGGTTCGCTGAGCCAGACACGCTAGCTGGTCAAGTTCGATTGGCTATTGAGTCTGCGATGGAAAGTAATGGCATATCGCCTTCTTCAGGTGGGAGAGCATCGCCTGCAAGAAGCAGTGAAAATCAAGACAGCGAGGCAAGCAGGGTTGCAGAAATCAGAGAGTCAGCTAGATCAGCAACTCCAGACGAGCACGATGCTTTAATCGCAATTGCAAACAAGCATTCGAAGCGTGACTTTGTTAAGTCAGACATCACTCCTTCTCGAATTAAGAACCTTAAGAGCAATGGGCTTGTTGTTGGAAGCAAGCTAACTCCAGAGGGTTTGGATCGTCTCAGGTCTTGGGATAAAAAGCGAAAGCAAGCGATAGCACGAGAAGCAAAGCTTGCTGGGGTTGATCCAGACATGGCTGTTTATGGCTTAAGAGTAGAAAAGAATAAGCCGTGGCTTTTAACAGAGGATATCATTTCCAACGGAATAGATACTTCGTTAATTCCCCAGGATCTAGAAGCCAGGAGCGATTCACAGAAGAACAATCTTAAGAGAACTAAGTGGGATGTGGCTCAGTGGCTGCAATCGCTTTACAAGAAGGCTTCTGGTCATTCCCTTTCGCCCAACTCTAAGCATTCCAAGTCTGCAAAAGCAAGGATGGCAAACCAGCTAGCCAAGGAGGCTTTGCACGCGCTCAAAATGGACTGGGCTGAGGGGGCTATCGGTTGGTATAATGAAAAGGTCACCGGCGCTCTGGATCACATGGCGGACATATTCCCAGAGATCGTCGCTCCCGGTAAACATCAGATGATGTTCAAGGCTGCGCTTGCTATCAGTAGCGACGGCCAAGATGTTCTGCCGAACTTCCGCATGGCGGTGGAAATATACGAGCGATGGAAGAAAACAGGGACGTTGTCAGGGTGGGGGCATAGGTCTGGTGTTGAGTCTAGCCTAGACACTATGGACAAGCTTGTTAAGAAGTTTGGATGGGAGAGGGTAGAGGCTTTTCTAGCCACTCCATTGACAGCAGCTCAGCTTTCTAAACATGGATTTACAGTAGAAGATGGCATTGATCCAAGCATTAGCATTTCTAAGGAATCATTCAAGGTTGGTGGCGAGCTGGTTACAGCTAGAGTTTATGGATCCATGATTTTCGGAGCCAAAATAGGAAGCTTCTACAACAACCTGAATTATAGATTTGACACTATCACTATGGACTTGTGGTGGTCCAGGACAATTGGAAGGTTAAGAGGCAAGCTTGAATCAGTAAATGTTGAGAACGCTCAAAAGTCCATAGATAACGGGCTTCGTAAAAATCTATCAGACAAGTACTTGAAGAAGTTTGGTATGAGTCGCGAAGATGTTGCGAGGAATGACCGCGCAGCACTCAGGTACGCAAGAATGCTCAAGTCGCACAACGCTTCAGTGTTCACAAGCACAGCCATAAGTTCTTACGTGTCGGCAATCAAAAAAGCCGATGAACTTGGATCTATTGAAAACGGCTCGATACAGCAATTCGCTCCAGTTGATCCGTCTAAACTAAATGCCAACGAAAAGAAGTTTTATGGTCAACTGTCAGAAAAGATAGGAAACTCGAAGGTAGCCGGGAAAGTCAGCAGCGAGTCGATAGCTGGAATGGCTCGAGACGCCATAGCGAGGCGAACTGAAGTTAATACTACTGAATTCAAAGCCGCGAAAAACGTAGTCGTGAACGCCTATGGGTTGTACGAAATAGCAAAGTCAGGAAAAGACAGGGAGGTTCAGAGGGAGGTAGCTGAGCTGGCGATTAAGCAAGTAAAGGAAGTTATCGGAAAGGACATTACTAAAGCTGACTTCCAGGCTTTGATGTGGTACTATGAGAAAGAGTTGTGGGGAAAACTCGGTTTATCTAAGGAGATTGAAAAACTAGATTATGAACAAGCAGCAAAAAAGGTCAGCCAAGAACACAGAGCGTCGAAGCGAGATGGTCGACGAGAGTCGATTTCTTCCGGACAGCGAGTCTCTCCAGAAGCAACAGGACGAGCACAATCGACTGTTCAATCAGGAGAGGACGCTGGCAGCGGTAGAGAGTTGGATGGCGGAGAATATGCCGGATCCGGTGCAGATGGCACCAGAGCAGGAGTGGGGCGACAACGACCCGAATCGGCCGGAGACGGAAGAGGACGAAAAGACCTTAGGAAGAATTCGCCTCTTGCAGGCTCGCCATCGGTCCCGGGCATTAACGGGCCGGACCCCGAGGTCGTTGCAGTCGCCGAGCGATACGCAAAAGAAAACGGAATCGACCTAAAGCGACAAGCAGAGTACGTTCAGGTAGATCCTGAGAGAGCTAAGAGGATAGCCGATGCTTACGAGCAAATGGCTCATGCTCCCCAGGATCCAAAGGTTAAGGCCGCGTACAAAGAGCTGATTAGGCAGACCACTGCTCAGTACAAGGCTCTGGAAGACGCTGGGTACAAGTTCTGGTTTATGGACTTGAATGTGCCAAGTAATGCTGAGTACGCGTCAAGCCCGTATAACGCTTTGCGAGATCTGCGACAAAACAAGCAGATGGGCGTATTCCCGACATCGGACGGATTTGGAACCAGCGATCTTGATGTCAACGACAACCCGTTGCTAGAAGATACTGGTATCAAATGGCCTTCCGGTGGTTTGGACGGGCAAATGAAACCAGTTACGGCGAACGACTTGTTCCGAGCCGTTCACGACGCATTTGGCCATAGTCTAGAAGGGGCTGGGTTTAGAGCTCGAGGCGAAGAGAACGCTTGGCAGGCTCACGTAAGGCTGTTTACGGGTGATGCTGTTGGTGCGATCACGAGCGAGACCCGAGGTCAAAACTCGTGGTTGAACTATGGTCCGCACGGAGACAAGAATCGTACTGCAAAAGTAGAGGACACGACCTTTGCTGATCAGAAGACTGGCTTGATGCCAGAGTGGACCTGGACGGAAGGTCGTGCGGCAGATTATTCAGAAACAACAGATAGGGAGAGTACTGATGGAACCACAGAAAAAGACGGGTCAGAAGACAGGTCCAGAAAAACTAGAGAAAGAGCTGCAGTTGCAAAAAGAAGCGGCAGGGAAGCAACAGCCACCATCCGGAGCCGTGTTGGATCTAATGGAAGAGCTTGGAGTAGATCAGAAGAAAGCCGAACGCTGGGCGGATATGGCGTAGTTGCGACCTACGAGGCTGATGCTGCCGAGTGGGCTGATGTTGGGGTTGCCGCTCCCAGTTTCGTAGAGCTACAGAAGTCAGAGAAGTCTGCGTCACAGTTTACGGCGGCTATAAATGCGGCGCGTGAAAGCCAGGGTAAGCTCGGTGCATCTGTCTATGTTTATCCGGAGCAAGACTACCGTGATATGCGGCTATTCTTGACGGAAGATGGCAAGGCAGGTTTCGCCTTGAAGGACTCTGGAGAGGCCGGTGTGGTTGACATTGTGTCAGTTTTCAACACGGCCAATAACGCACATCGTGGCGTTAGTTATTCGATGATGCGTCTTGCTGTGGAAGAGGGCGGTAACACTCTGGACGCCTTCGATACGTTCCTTCCTGTTCTTTACAGTGCCAATGGGTTCCGAGTGATCTCTCGTGCCAAGTGGAGCGATGAGTTTGCACCGAGTGGCTGGAGCAAGGAGGAGTACTCAGACTTCAACAACGGCGAGCCAGACGTGGTCTTCATGGCCTACGATCCTCAGCGAACCGACATCTATCGTCACAATAGCGGCGAAGGTAAAGCTTTCGACGACATCGACGAAGCAGTCAGGTCGCAGCGATCGGCCGCGATTGAAAACGCGACAGCACTGGACAGTCGAGATCTTAACTCCGGTCTTCGGTACGCAATCGCACGGCCTGAATTAGCTAAGGAGCTAGATAAAGGCGAGACGGTGACGTTGTATCGCGCTATGACAATGATTGACGGGAATCTATACCCGCCAATGTCCTCGAAGATCAACGACGGTAAGAAGCTGTCTTTAAGGAAGCCTGAGCCTGTAGGCAAGTGGATGGTTGCTGAGGAGAGGCCTGACTTGGTCCCTAAGACTGGCAAGTATGCTGGCAAATTCCCATTGAAGAAACCAAAGGGAACAACCTGGGCAGCATATGCTCCGTACTTCCATGCTTCTCCGATACCTCTTAACGATCAGTTTACGGCTTCCTGGTACAACGATGGGGTCAAGCGACCGAAGATGGTCATTGTTGAAGTCGAAGTTCCGGCAAGTGAGATGACCAGTGGGTATCAGGCAGAAGGGTCTAGTAAGAAGGTCGGGTCAAACAAATGGACAGCTGGCGTTGTTGCATCTAAGCTCCCTGGAGGCAGGGAAGTGGTTCTTTCAAGATATCTGCGAATCAAACGCATTGTGCCTGATGCTGAAGTTGCTAAAAAGATTGCAGATATTGTCAATCCCAGCAGGCTATCTATACCAGAGAACACGGTAACGCCTCAACTCCGCGCCGAGCTTGAGAAGAACGGTGTTCGGATCTCTCCCAAAGGAACAAAAGGAGAGTCGATTCGCTATTCTCCGAGTCGTCAGGTCGACTCTCCAGCTTTTAAGAAATGGTTCGGAGATTGGGAGAATGATCCTGAGAACTCCTCTAAGATTGTTTGGAACGGACAGCCTCTTTCTTTGTATCACGGAACTAAGAGGGACTTCAACGTTTTCGAAGGAAAGGCGAAAACGTCTACTGACGGAGGTTACTACGGAAAGGGGTATTACTTTACAACAGACAGCGAAGGTGCTGGTAGGTACGCGGGCAGGGGTGATGGATCTCGCATTCTGGAGGTCTATGTTGACATTAAGAACCCTGCGATCATCAATGACACCTATCGAGACAACACTGCAGACGCTCTGTCTATGTCTGGCGGCAAGCTGGACTATGTTGACGCAAAAGTAGCTAAGGTATTTAACGATGTGTACGATGGTGATCCGACGTCACACCTGGACCCAGAGAAGTCGATCGAGATAACCAAGAGGCTTAAAGAAGCTGGTTACGATGGGGTGATAGTCAATCAGTCAGACTTGCCATTCGCGGAAGTTGTTGCTTTTGATTCTTCGCAGATCAAGTCAGCGACTGGCAATCGAGGCACGTTCGACAAGTTTGATCCAGATATCCGTTATTCTCCAAGCCGACAAGACGAGATGTTCGCCAAGCTTATGAAAGCTATGGAGGAACGAGGGTTAGCGAAGCCTGGGCAGAGTTCACTACCGGAAACTACTGGAACAAAGTACGCCAGGACTGAAGGACAGAGAAAATCTGTAGGTGACTCTCCTAGAGAATGGTTTGGTCCAAGAAAGGTCAAGGACAGGCAAAAGAAAGCGATTGCAGAACTCGCAGCTAATCCAGGCCGTCCGTACGAGATCATCTCAGAGATGAACGCTAAGCCTAGACCGTTGACGGACATGGAAGATGCGATACTTAACGCTCGTATTAGAGAGCTCAAGAATGAAGGAGACATCTCTGGAAGCGACAGGAAGGAATGGCTAGATCTCAACAGGACTGTTCAGAGAGGGCATTCGGAATGGGGCTACGCAGGGCATGCCGCTCAGGCCGAGTTGGCGTCTGACTTCTCAGTGGAAGGGTTAACCAGACAGCACACAAGCCACGTTGAAGCTGACCCGAGCCCAGAGCAGATCGCTAAGTACGCCGAGATGGCTGAGCGTATAGATAAGCTAGAAGCGGAAACAGCTGCCCTTGCGGAAAAACTTGCCAAGGAAGCAATCGCAAGAAAGAAAGCTGAAGCGGCGTCAGTACCAAAGACAGATCCTCCTCGAGAGAAGATCGGTACTAAGCGAGCTACGCTTATGAAAAAGGTTGCGGATGGTTTTGCAGCATTTCAAAACGCATGGGGCGGCGGATCATCTGGTCGCGCAGCTGTTAGTCGCAGTGCGATCACCAATGTGAACGGTTTTGGATTTGGCACCGACACGCTTCCAGACCCATCTACTGTGTCTCGAGACGAGTGGTTGCGAGCGTATATGCCGCTGATAATGAAAGCCATTCCTGAGTCTAAACTGAGTGATGAAGACATAGCTGTTCTAGGGACTGTGTTCGGAGACGAGAATCCGTTCAAGGCAGACAGTAAGCTCATGAGGATGTTTAGCAAGTGGACTGTCCAATCTGACTTGCAAGAAAGGAATTGGGCCGAAGGAGTCCAAGCACTATTCAGAGACAGGTCTCGAGGCACTCGCATGATGCTCGAGCAAATAGCCAGTGAGTCAGGAGTCGAGTTCGATGAGGACCGATTTAGCGATCCATCGGATTACAAGGCTCTTGCCAACTCCTTTGTTAAGTATCTTCCGAAGTATGTCTCTAGCAATCCTGACATCGGGTCTGAGGTCACGAACTTACTTGATGCGTCAAAGGTCATACTGGATCCTCTCGAGTACGCTATTAAAGCTTGGGAGGACGCGCAGGGAGGTGCTGGCGGATCACAGATCGACACAGCTGCCTTTAAGAAGTGGTTCGGTGACAGCAAGGTTGTCGATGAGGATGGTAACCCTCTAGTTGTGTATCACGGAACCAACGAAAAGTTCTCTGTGTTTGAGTCAGGCAGGACATCGCAACGATCAGTAATGCTCTCGTCGTTTGATGTAGAGACTAGCGGGTTTTTCTTTAGCCCTAGCGAAGACGATGCTAGGCAGTACGGAAAGAATGTCTTGCCAGTCTATCTTTCTGTTCAAAACAGGCTGATGGATCCAAAGGTGATCGGTATCAGTAGTCGATCGAGTGAAGAAGTTAAGGCTGCTTCTGCAAAGGCTTTTGAAGATGCTGAGTACATCTTAGAGCCAATGATCTACGAAGAAGGTGGCAAGCGGTGGATAGACACTGGAGGTGGTGTTTCGAACACCGAGGTGGACAGCGATGGGGACTGGATCAACGAGATATTCATCGACGGCATGATAGACTGGCATGCGTTGGACAATCCTAAGGTTGTCGAAAGAATGAAAGAGCGTGGCTACGATGGAGTGAAGGTATATGAAGAAAACGATGGATCGGGAGAGTCCTGGTTTGTTGTTGAATCATCCCAGGTGAAGTCTGCCACTTCTAACACAGGCGATTTTGATAAGACGAATCCTGACATTCGTTACTCTCCGTCGCGGCAAGGCACTGACATTAAGTCAGCAGCTGACAGTATTGTTAACGCTCTGCGAGAGATGGGAGTTAGCTCTGTCCTAGAGTTGGAGTCGCAAGTTAAAGCCAACATGCCAAACGTGACTCTTGAACAGATGTCAGTAATCAAAGACGCCTGGGCGGAGAGCAATAGCAAGAAGAAGGTAGAGTCTCCGATCGGGGATGATCCTGAGCCGTCTGCTATTGGAGCGAGGGCGAAAGAGTTGATGACCCTAGCGATTGAGGCCGGTTATGGAGCGACCAATGAAACTTGGAGGGAAGTTGTCGATGTTGTTCATGCGCAGTTGTCGATCGAAGTTCCTGGTATTTCAGAATACGACACTATGCAGGCCATGTCTGACTACGGTTCATGGCGTCCACTGAACAAAGAGGAGATTGCAGTAAAGACTCGAGCTATTCGAGGAAAGACTCGTCAGTCCTTAAAGATCGAGGACACCATTAAGGCCATCGCTCAAAGTGAAGAGTGGCTTAAGAATGGTGTAAGTCCAGAAGAGGTTGCTCGTCGACTTCGAGACCAGAACTTGCTACCGAAATCAACAGGACGAGAACAGCCTACTCCAGATAGCATCGAGCGAGATCTGATTGCTGAGTTCAATAAGCTCAAAAAAGAGCTTCCGGTTTCAACGGAGTCTCGTGAGGGCCAACTCAAGTCTGCGCTGAGCACAGCCAAGACTGCTGGCAAGAACAGGCTCGAGATGTTAAGCAAAGACATTGAGGCACTGGAAGAAGCTATCGAGAGTCGTACTGTGCTGGCAAGGTCGGTTAACGATCGCACTCCATTGAAGCCAGACGCAGAGTTAGCTTCAATAAGGAGCCAGCTCGAGGCGAAGAGGAAGCAACGCGACGACTTGAAGACTGAGTACGAAAAAATATTCCCGAGGTCCAAGAAGCAGAGGATGCTTTCAGCTGAGCAGCAGACACAACGAGCTCTTAAGGCTATCGAGAAACTAAAAGAAAAGCTTCAGCAAGTAAAGGATGGCAAGGAGGTCGACTCAACCAAGAAGCCTAGCCTAGTTGCTGCTGAGGTCCAGTCGCAGCTCAAGATGTGGCAGGATCGTCTAAGAGCGGCAAGGCAAGCAGCAGCTGAGGCTGAGCAGGGTCGCTACGATGATGACGGTGGAGCAATACCTGCACAGGGTGGTCGAAAGCCGATGACTGAGGAGCAGCGGCTGGCCATGGCAGAGCGAATGCTGCAATCTCAAATCGATGATATAAAAGCTGACACGAAGTCACTGACTGATGGAACGTGGGCTCCTGCGGTAAAGGGCAAGGTTCCTACTTCTAGCGTTCTTGAGTCATTACGGGCCCAGCTGGCTGATCTCAGGAAGGTACGTGATGAAGCCAGGAAGGCGAGCCCTGTCTACCAAGCTCGTGAAGAAGCGAAGTACTGGGAGCGATACCGAAAAGGCCAGGAGAGGCGTCTGGCGTTCTGGGAGAAGCGACGTGACGAAGCAAAGTCAGGGATACTTCCAGTTCCACGCAATAAGCGGACGATCACAGAAGAGGACATCCTCGACAAGAACCTCGAGATCGAAAAGATAAAGTATGAGGCGATGTATGAGATCGAAAAGGCGAAACGAGCAACCTGGAATGCTGGTCAGTGGATGCAATACGGATTGCTGGAAGCAACCTCTTTAATACCCAAGACTCTGATGCTTGGCATGGAGTTGTCGTTCTTTCTGAGGCAGGGCTTTTTCTATTCGCGATCGCATCCAGTCAGAGCGTTCATGGCGGCAGTCGAGGCGATACCGGCAGTGTGGAGTCAGCGGCTGGCTCTGGCTTCGGTGGAAAGCCTGGAGAGCCGTCCAAATGCGAAGGAGTATCTGCAGGCAGAGGTTGAGTTCACTAAGAAAGATGGGCCAAGAGCTCAGCTGGAAGAGATGTACCAGTCGGCCGTTATCCGATGGCTCGAGAACACCAAGACTCCGTGGTTGCTTCCGTTTCGCGCTTGGGTTGGTGCGTACGGAGCTTTCGAGCGAGGGAACCGGACCTTCGCGAATATCATGAAGGCTGATCTGTACGATATTCAGAAGCGAGACACACTGGCAGCTCGAGAGTTTTTCGGCACAAATATGGAGTGGACTGATAGCGACATCAAAGAGGCTGGCAGAATAACAAACATCTTTAGCGGTCGAGGGACTGGCCTTAGAGGTGGAAGTCCGTGGCTAGATTTCTTTTTCTTGGCAAGACGATGGACGTGGTCCAGAATTCAAGCCGACTTCATTTTGCCGCTCCAGTTGGCTACCCCCTCATGGATAGGTCAATGGAATGCCGACCGTGGAATGAGAGTGTCGCTGGCAAAGCTGTACATTCAAACTCTCATGGGGCACGCTACGAAAATGGCCATGGGTTACTTTGCCTACTCACTACTCGCTGGGGACGACGAAGAGAAGGAGCCCACCATTGAATGGGATCCAAGATCTAGTGATGCCTGGGTTATGAAGGTTGGAGAGACGCGATTCAAAGATGATGGTGGTTTAATGCCAGCTGTTGTTTTAGCTTCGAGGTTACTAACTGGAACAATAAAGACCAGCAGTGGCGAGATCAAATCGATTTACGGTGAAGATGTTCAATACGGTGGAAAGACCGGAGCGGACTTCCTTATTAATTTCGCTAGGTACAAGCTAGGTACAGGTCCAGCATCGATATTAGAGTGGGTCTCTGGAAAAGATGCCGTAGGCAGGAACATAGCAAAAGAGGGAGATCCGTTGGCAGTGCCTAAGCACATAATCGGATCTCGTCTCACACCTTTAACATGGAAGGAAATAGCTGCAGCCGAGAAAGAGCTTGGAGTCGTTAGCGGTACGTTAGCGTCTCTCGAGGCGTTCTTTGGAGTGTCGGTTTCTACCTATGGTCCTCGCACTGAGTATTCAGGAGCAAGCGACGAGGAAAAGAAGGAGCTATTTGATAAAGACTTGAGAGGCATGAAATGGGATGACAAGGATCTTGCGTACAGCGATAGCCTAAGCGGATCTCAAAAGAAGCAAGCGAGGGACGCTCAGCAGAAAAAGAAACAGAGTCTAGTCTATGCGGCATCTGCTAATCCATCCCGCAAAAACTACAAGAGCGATCAGGCTTACAAAGACGCTGTCACTTCTCGAGATGAATACATGAAAACTCTCAAGAAATCTGGCATCAGCATGACTGAAGCCAGGAGGCTGTTGATAGAGCACTGGGAAGATAACTATGGATCGGCTAAGGAGACGAAGAAAGGCGTCGTAGTCTACAAGGAAGGGCTGAGTCTCAGGCTCCGTCAGTTAAGAAAAGTATTTACCAATTAAAACTGGTAGGCGGTTTCCGGTTTTGGGGGTATGATGGGTCTGTCAAGTTTTTAGTTTCAATGGTTTCAGTTACGAGGTGACATTGTGTCGCAAACTTTTTTATTGATGTTGGTTAAGCTTCTCGAGGTCTTCCTAAGCACTGTCAAGCGACATGACGACTGTCCAGACGGTATTTGCGACGAGCCTATGGCGTTGGCGGTAAGCCTTGAGTCAGGACTTAACAAGCCGAACTTGGCATTCGGCATACTTGACATCTTTGGCTTTCTTCGATGCTTCCCGATGAAGCGAGTCATGGAGGTGGGTAAGCGGATCGTAGCCCTCCTGGATGGGTGTAAGAAGTGCCCTGAGGGGGGTTGTAGCTTCATGGACATGCTGAGCTGTATCGACCTCGAGGAGGCTGTTGCGATCGTCAAGGAGATCTTGGATATCGTTCGTGATAGCCAAGTATGCGTTGATGACGAAGGGTTCGAGATAACCCTTGGCGAAGCCAGCGGTCTGTAACATTTTATGGTCTTTGTTGGAGGGTCGGTCATGGTTAGGTATGTGTTAGCTTTTATGATGCTGTTGGCATGTTCAACAGCAGGTTCGCAGGATCCGCCTGTTTACAAGGTGGAGTCACCCTCGGTTGCTAAGCGTGATCGACCAATAAAAATCAACCATCCACCTGGGGCTAAGGTTCAGGCGATATACGCCAAGGTCTTAGGCGGAGTGGTTACATGGGAGTACTTGCCAGACTCTCATTTCGAAAGGGCTGAGAAGCATACGATCTTCGCGGCCCCCCCTGGTGACTATCTGATCACTACTGGCGATTCAACGTTAATTAAGATCGTTCAGGAGGGGGATGACGCAGGGCCTAAACCTGTTCCGCCTATTCCCGATCCTAAACCAGATCCTAAGCCGAAACCCGATCCCAAGCCCGATCCGAAACTAAAGGCGGATTGGGTTGTCTGGGTTTACGAACAGGCCGATGCAATCGATCAGATCCAACAGACGAACGTTAGGTTGTCGATCGAGACGCGGAAGTATCTTGAGACACGGAATATTAAGATGGCTGCTTATGACGACGAGCAGGAGCAAGCCAAGCCTTTTCTTGCTGTCGCCAAAGAAGTGCCAGCGTTAATCGTCAGTCAGGATGCGAAGAACTTTCGAGTATTCGCAGCGCCGAAGTCATTAGAGGAGTTGAAGTCTATCCTGAAGGAGGTGACAGGTGAGTAAATGCGATATCGTCATTAAAGATGGCAAAGAGGCGGTAGTCTCTCCTGACGGAACGGTTCATTGCCTTGGTTTGCTTCCAGATCCAAATCCGCCAAGGTTAATGTCATTCGGTCAGTTGGTTGGAGGGCTCCCTAGTCGATCGGAGCTTATCGACATAGTTGAGTCCGAAGAGTACCAAAAGAATGTTGGGGGGATGGCTCACTTTGGAAGCGACTTGACTAAGAACCAAAATGGATGGGGTAAGTGTGCGTCGAGTGCAGCAACGTACGCAGTAGAAAAGGCGAGATATCGAGGCGGTCAACCGTTTGTTCCACTGTCGGACGATTACCTATATTCTCTTTGTAACGACGGTGTGGACAAAGGAGGGACGTTAGGCGAGAACTTGCGAGCCGCAACTGAGAGGGGCATTGCCACACGTAAGACTGTTAAGGAAGGCCAGATCTTTCGTAACATGTACAACACAGCAGTTGCGGACAAGGAAGCGTTACGTTTTCGAGCGCACGAGGGGTTTGGTACGCCTAGCGAGCAGGAGGTTGTCGCAGCTCTCGCAAGCGGAAAGCCAGTTGTTATTGCGATTCACGTAGGACGCAATTGGAAGAATTTCGACAAAGATGGAGTGTTGATTGGCGATCGAGGTCCAGGCAATCACAGCGAGCACCTAGACCACGTTCGATACAACCGTCGAGCAGGCCGATTTGAATTCCGAGAACACTCAAGCCATGGAACGAGCCAGGGTGACGGTGGATTCTTCTGGGTCACTTGGGCTCAGCACTTAGCAACGGTACATCCGTCTCATACTTTCTATGCTGTACCGACTGCAGTTCAGGATCCGTTTGGCATATCTCCCTTCAGTGAAGGCGATCAGTTCAATAACGATGATCCCAAGCCAGTTGCTACGGCTAAGATTGTTGTAGCCTCGAATGAGTTCTGTTCTTGGTGCAAGAGATGGAACGAGAGAGATAGGCCAGTTTTACAAAAGGCCGAGGTGGAGATTGTTGCTGGCGATGTCTCAGGCAGTGGAGTCCCAAGATTCCGCCTGGAAGTCGGCAATGAGTCCATGGTGAAGATTGGCTACTGGGAAGCAGATGCAATCCTAAGGCAAATAGCCGATATGAAGCTAAAAAGCCTCTAGAAAAAAACTCCAAAATAAACTTACGAAAACCCCAGCATGCTATTGCACGCTGGGGTTTGTTCGTTACTATTTACGCGTCGGGTTTGTTTCTTAGTTCAAATGGAGATTTGTCTATGGGAGAGTTAGTTCAGGGTTCGCCTGAATGGCATGCAGCTAGGCTGGGAAAGGTGACGGCCAGTTGCTTTGGTAAAATCATGACGAAGCCTCGCAGTGGCGATGGCCTTAGTCAGACAGCCTTGAGTTACATGACAAAGCTTATTGGAGAAAGGTTGTCTGGCGTTCCTTCGGACGAACTGAACAATAAGTTTGTTGCGTGGGGTCATGAGCATGAGCCTACTGCTAGGGATCTTTACGAGTGGGATCTCGAGGGCAGCCATCCGATCCACCGCGTTGGTTTTTGTGTGCATCCTGAGTACGAGGATGTTGGCTACTCTCCCGATGCTTTGGTCGGTGATGAGGGGCTTGTTGAAATCAAGTGCCCATATACAGTCGAGAATCACTTGGCTGTTCTCGAGGGCGATTTGATTGCCGACAAGGATTATCAGTGGCAGTGCCAAGGTGGTCTTTGGGTGACTGGTCGCAAATGGCTTGATTACGTTTCGTTTCACCCTCTGATGCCAGAACCGTTGCGGATGCATGTTGTTCGCGTCAATCGCGACGAGGATATGATCGAAGATCTTGAGGCTGCCGTGTCTCGGTTCATTGGTCAGATGAATATTCGTTTATCTAAAATTCGAAAGGCGGTGGATCTTGTCTAAGGACATCGTGACAGCAGAGCAGTATGCATTGAACATGAAGCTTTGGGATGCGGTAAAGACTACCGACCCTGACCATCAGAGGCCCGTTAAGTACGGCAAGCGAGAGTTTACTACCGTTGATCCTCAATGGCAGGTTCAGCAGGCAACTAAGCTGTGGGGGCCCTACGGAGATAAGTGGGGGTTGCGAGATATCAAGCACGAGATTATTCGCATGGATGGTATCGGTACGGATGGACCATACGTCGAATACGCGATCGTCTTGTCCGCCAAGTTCTTCTATCCTAGCGTGAGTGGCGAGGAGGCGTCTTTCGAGGTGATGAATGACGATAAGTTTTCACGCGGCCAGGAGACGTTGAAAAAGCTTGTTACCAACACGCGATCCAAAGCTCTGTCTTGGTTGGGATTTTCTTCTGATGTGTTCATGGGCATGTATGACGATGTTGATTACGTCAGGGACTTGCAAGAGAGGTCGAAAGAGCAGAATGCCATGAAGGATAAGATGCTAGCTGTTATAGCAGCAGCTTCAAGCTTAGAGAAACTGGCTTCCGTCAAGCAAAGGGTGGATGTCGCTATAGGCAACAACAAGCTTCGAGGAGTGGATGACATCCAGGAAGTTTTAGATGCTATCGAGACTAAGGAGGTATTTCTTAGTTTCTCTTAGGACAAGCGGACGAGTAGCTGAGATGGTTTAGCGGCGACTGTTGGGCGATGTCGCAGAGGCAGGTTCGAGTCCTGTCCGTCCACTGGTTTTTGTTTTCAGGAGGTTGATATGAGCTACGAAGATGATTACGACGAGCAGTTCTCGTCAGATCCATTAGCAGTGTTCAAGGGATGCGCTGTTGCGATCTTGATGTCTCTGTTGGTGTGTGTCGTGTCTTGCGCTGTTCTTTCCGTTTTGCTGTGAGGTAAGCATGGGACGCGATAAGTTCTGGATGGTTCTTGGTAAGGGCGAGCCTGTTTACAGGCACGCTAGTAAGGCAGATGCGGCAAAAGAGGCCGAGAGGCTTGCTAGGCTGTGTCCAGGTCAAGCTTTCACTGTCCTGGAAGCGGTGGCTACCGTTGTTGTCAACAATGTTCAGTGGGATCTGAATGATGTCGATTGTAGTTTTGATGATGCATGTGTTCCGTTTTAGCTGACTCAGTGTCAGTGTTTTTCAAAGAAAGGTTTGGCTATGCAGTTGCATACAAGTAAGGGCGTCAAGAAAGCGAAATTGACTCGCACCGAGATTCACAAGCTGACTGACGCGCAGATGATCGTTAAGGATCTGACTCAGTTCTTTCCTGACATTACGAATCTGGATGAGGCGTTGTCGAGGATTGACTCCGAAGGCGTTGTTAAGACGTCTGGGGCCAAGGAGCCTGACGAGAAGGAAATCGACATGGATAAGGTCGGCGTCTAGTGGCGATCGATCCGAAGAAACTGGTGAGGGTAGAGGGTGTCATGGCGAATGTTCCAGGACACCCAGATATGGCGTATGTCGACCGTAAGAACGGTGTCTGCGTCCAGGTTTGGGGTAATGCTACTCCAGCTTGCAACGGAACTCCCTGGGAGGGAACGTTAAGAGTTGCGATCAAGCATACTTCAGCCAAGAAACCAAGTCAGGCAGAAAAGAGAGGCTACGACAAGCCTGTCACCTGGAACGACATGCAGGCCATCAAGGATCATTTCTGGCCTGAGCGAATCGCAGTGGAGGTGTTTCCACCGCGAGAGAAGATTGTGGACGTGGCCGACATGCGTTGGATGTGGGTATTGCCCAAAGGTGCAATGCTGCCATTTAACCTGCAAGGTGTGCCACACGTTTTAGAGTCATAGTCAAGGAGATTAGTTGTGGAAGGTTTGAAGTTTAAGGTTAGCCGGCAGGAGCTTGCGTCACATTTGAAGAGCAGATCCGCGTATCACCGTGATCGCGCAGCAGAAAAGGAGTCGAGTTTACCAGAGTTGAAGAAAACTCTTGAGTCCATGCATGGTAATAGAGCGATGGCAAACATGATGCCATCTGTTTCAAGGTCTGCGTACCACATGGATCCAGTTGAGCCAGTCAAGGACTTGGAGCGAGACATTCAGGACCACAGGGCTAAGGCCAGCTTGTTCCTGTTTTTTGCTGAGCACCTGTTTGAAGAGGATTATGTTCTCCGAGAAGAGGACTTGGCGAGGCTAGAAATCATCAAGCGGGTATAGGGGATTGACGTTGGCTAAAAACTTAAAGATTGAGACGCATGCTATGGAGAATGCGTTAATTGAAAAGGGATTCTTTTGTAAGGAGCGCAAGAAGTTCAATGACGACTGCTTGAAGTACAAGAACCAGGAGAAGCTAAAGAATCCTCCCAGGTTTGTGTATGTCAGTGGTACGTTTCGCGTTCTGACTGAATCAAGAGACTGCCCGTTCTGGACGGTGCAGAAGATGTCTGGAACCACTGTTCTGTGGTTTGTGGACTTTCCGTTTGGCGTTGGGCATGAGGCAGTCTTTGTTTTCTTGAATGCTGCCAGTGCTGTTTAGTTTTTGAGATTTGTTTCTGAGGAGATTTGCTATGCAGGTTATCAAGTACGAAGCCCACAACGTGTTGGGTGTTAAAGATGTTCGATTCGACTTGGCTGGTCGACATTTGTTCCTGGTCGGAGGAAAGAACGGCCAGGGTAAGACGTCAGCATTGACGGCGCTGATTATGGCACTGGCCGGCAAGTCTGGCTCGGACTATCCAGATATCGCTCTTCGAAAGGGTCAGAAGAAAGGCAAGGTAACGATCGAGCTCACTGGCGACGAGGAGCTGATGGAATCCAAGTCTATCACGGTCGAACTGTCGTTGCGTCAGAAGCCATCAGGGGCAGTTGTTGAAGAGTTTCGTGTTCTGGATTCGACTGGCGAGGAGGCCCCAGAGCCCCGTAAGCTGCTTCAGAGGCTGTTCACCCTGCGAGCATTCGATCCCTTGGCATTCGAGCGAATGAAGCCAAAGGAGAAGGCTACGCTGGTCCAGGAGATGCTTGGACTGGATCTTGGTAAGTTCGATGACGAATACAAGCGGGTGTTTGCGGAACGCACCGACCTGGGGCGAGATGGAAAGAAGCTTGCATCCCAGCTTGAAGGTTTGAAAAGACACGAGGGTGCTCCAGCTGAAGAAGTTAGGGTTGCTGACTTGATGGCCGAGTTAGACGGTCTCAAAGACAAAGAGAAGCAACGCCAGGACTTGGAGCGGAAGATCGAGGAAATCAAAAGCGAGCAGGAGGATATCAACGAGGAAGAACGGAAGCTCATGAAATCCATAGCTGACCTTCAGTCTCGCCTGGATTACAGCAAGCTGCTCTATGCTAAGTCGGAAGAGAGCTTAGAGAAAGCCAAGAAGGAGTTTTCTGAGGCTCCTGACGTTGCTAGTGATATAACGTCAGTGAAGCAGAAGATATCAGATGCTGACTCGGTCAATGAAAAAGTTCGTGCCAACAAGAAGCACGACGAGGTCGAAGCCGAGCTTAAGAAGTCTCGAGGGGATTGGCAAAAACTGACTGACAAGCTTAAGGCTATTCAAGACATGCGAGCCGAGGAAGTTGCTAACGCAGAATGGCCGATGGAGGGTATGGAACTCAATGAGGATGGGTTGCTGATGAATGGCCTACCATTCGAGCAGGCGTCAACAAGTCAGCGAATCATGGCGAGCGTTAAGGTTGGTATGGCGCTCAATCCCAAGTTGAGATTGCTTGTGTGTCAACACGGCAGCGATCTAGATAACGACACGCTGGATGCACTGGAGTCTGTAGTCAAGGAGAACGACTTCCAGTTAATCATCGAGCTAGTTACCCGCACTGATGCCGATGCGGAACGATGTGCAGTGATTATCGAGGACGGTCGTGTGGTTGGAGCCGAAGAGGAACTTGAGACCGAAGATGAGTGATGACAAAGCAAGGCAGCTCAACTCTGCCAAGTGGGCTCTCATTAATGAGATAAACAATAGAGTTAAGATCCTGGAGGTAGCTGCTAATTTTGATGCGACCGCAGCAGCTAGAAAGCCTTTAGATGAAGGCCTTAGACGCATAGCCACGGCGAGTGTAATGAGGCTCGACAACACAAACCACGCGGTCGAAAACATTATCGAGCTGATACACAAGTATTGGCCCAAGCAGTAGAGTTAATTCTTACAAGCGAAAGCAATAGCATGAGCAAGAAACCATACAACGGTAAGATACGAGTAGTCGATAAGCTGAGAGATTTGATCCCTCCGCTAGACGAGGAGCAGTTAGCAGGGCTCGAGCAGTCCTTGGTTGATGAAGGAGGTGCGTACAATCCTCTTTGGTTGTGGGGCGATGTCCTTGTTGACGGTCATCATCGTTACAAGCTTTGCAAGAAGAACAAGCTTCCGTTTGACGTCAAGCAGGTCTATGAGACCGCAGAGACGATCGAAGAGGTTGAGTATCGCATGAAACGCGATGCGATCTACCAACGTAACTTGACTGCTTCTGTTCAGTCTCGGTTACGCGCAGAGATGGTGGCCTACCAAGAGAGTATTGGCCACAGCAAGTCTGATGCTGTGGCGATCGTAGCCAAGGAAGCTAAAGTTTCGGAAAGGCAAGTCTATCGAGACGTTGAGAAGACTGAGTTAATCAATAAGCTTGATGATCAAGTTAAGGAAGCTGCTGAATCGCTCCCTACTACAAAGATCAAGGAGCTGGCTAAGCTTCCCAAGGCTGAGCAGAGAGCCGTCGCAAAGAAGGCTGAGAAGTCCGGCAAGAAGTTGTCTGAGGAGATGCCAAAGCCTAAGGCCACTCCAGAAGACGAGGCCAAGAAGGTCAAGAGTCTTGCTGATCAGTACAGGGCAAAACTAGTCCGAGCGATCGACGATTATCACTATCACAAGCCAAACGCTAGGGAGAGAGATCGTCTGGTAAAGGTTGCTCAGTCTGTCAAGCTGTGGAGCTGATATGATCGAGCTACCAGTACTCAGGCCCTATCAAGAGTCCTTGGTCGATGAGCTGAGGCGAGAGATAGTGACACATAGGAATTTGATTGCGTGCATGCCACCGGGAGCTGGTAAGACAGTCACCTCCAAATTCATTCTGGGGTCATATCTAAATCGTCCAAAGAAGCCAACGGAATCTGGTAAGGCTGCGTTTATGGTCCATCGCAGGGGACTTGTACAAAACGCTAGTGATTCGTTCAACGAGTATCCCAAGCTGTTCCATGGAGTGATCATGTCTGGATACGAAACATCTCCAGACTCGCCGCTGCAGGTAGCTTCGATCGATACTATCAACAGCTGGTATGTAGACAAAAGAGACTACAGGACTGATTTTACGTACGACTTCTTAGTGTTCGATGAGATCCATTCGCAAGTCTCTAAGTTTCGGACGTTCTTAGCTGCGCACAATGCCAAGAGGAACGAGCTGGGTCTTAGTGAGCCATTCGTTCTAGGGCTGTCCGCGACACCCCAACACAAAGAATTGAACAAGGTGTTCAAGAAGATCGTCAACGGTCCTACGCCATCATGGTTGATCGACAATGGGTATCTATCGTCATTCAGGTATTTTCAGGGCACTGTGGGCAATCTGAAGCTACTTAAGAAGAGCGGTGATGATTACACAGAGGACAGCGTTGCAGCAGCTATGGAAGGGCTCACTGGCGACCTGATTCGAGATTGGAAGAGATTGGCCGAAGGTAGAGCGACCATCGGTTTTTTTCCGAGACGTTCGCACGCGCAGGAGGCGATGCAGATGCTCAGAGACAATGGAATCGATGCTCACTATGTTGACGGCGAGACCGGTGACGAAGAACGGCAAGACTTGTTTGACAGACTAGACAATGGCGAGATTCAATACATTTGCAATGTGGGTGTCATCGAGCGAGGGACTGACATACCTCGCGTTGGTTGCGTCCAGCTGTGTACTGCGATCGGTAGCGTTGTTCGTTACAGACAAATGGTTGGTCGAGGTTCACGAGTGCATCCTGATGTTAAAGATTGCATCGTTTTAGATCATGCCAACAACATACGTAAGCATGGATTCTTTGAAGACGATGTGGCATGGACGCTGGAATGGGGAGAGAGGCCATCAAAGACTCACGAGCCACGCGCCACTGTAGAGTGCCCGTCATGCGGAGCGATCTATCGTGGAGGGAAGTGTCGAAGCTGCGGATACGAACCAATAAAGAAAGGAACCAAGTCGGAAGGCCTCGAGTTCTCTGGAGGTGAACTCAAGGAAGTTAAAAAAGACAAAAAGGAAAAGAAGGAGAAAAAGAAGAAAACGAACGAGCAGATAATGCTTCGGTCGTTGTACCGTGCTGCTTCAAAAGGTGGGACATGGGGGCAGGCGTGGAAGCTTGCTTTCAGAGAGGCAGAAGAGCAAGGGACTAGCTTTGTGACGCCAGCTAGGTTTTTCGTGGCTGGCAGGTGGTTTAGAACAGTTCCATACGGAGACGGTGATTGCACTAGATGCGTCAGGGATCTGTATGGGTTTACGGTAGGCAATTGGGGGCGAGAACATAATCCGTATCAAGAATAGGAGTGACTATGATTTCAGATAACACATCGTCCACGGCTCCGGCTCGTTATGACACCGAAGAGAAACGCAGGAAACATGCGGAGTATCAGAGAATGTGGAGAAAGGCTAATCCGGAGAGGGTCAGACTGATTAATCGCAGGTCAAGGGGGCTAGAGCTGAAGGATCCAGTTCGAGCCGAGCTAAGAAAGAAACGCATAAAGGAGAGCAGGAAGAAGCCAGAGACCCTGAAGAAGCGACAGCTGCAAAAGAAGCGTCGTTACCAGAAGACTCAGTATGCGATCAACGATCACAGAAGGTGGTCGGACTACGAGATCGAAATGGCATTTGATCGAGAGCTGACTGACACACAGATTTCCGAGAAGATCGGACGCAGTGTTCAGGCTGTAGGGTTGGCAAGAAAAAGGTATGCAGATAGAGCGCCTGTTGGGTGGGTTCCCAAATCTGGCGCGTGATAACTGTTCGTTTCGTTGTTATGCAGGAGATTTGCAATGCGAGGGACTGTTTACGTTACAGTGGATATTGGCAGGAGTAGCTTAGAAGTTGCTGTCGACTACTGCGCTACGCCGGAAGAGCCGATGGTTCGATATTATTCAGATGGCTCAGGTTATCCAGGTTGCCCAGCTGAAGCGGAGTTGCTCGATGTCAGCGTCACGCGATGGGACACCTCAACCGAGGAGCGTTATCGAGGCGATCACTGGATCTGGGGGGAACTAGACGAGATGGCCAGGGTGGCTATTGAACGAGAGTGGGATTCTCGATTCGAATCCTTGTGTCTGGCTGATGCCGCATGCGGAGCAGAGGACTAAATGGCTGAGTGGGCTAGGGTCACAAGACATGAGCCGTGTGCAGTATGCGGAAAGCCTGACTACTGCACCAGGACTACAGATGGGACAGCTGTTAGGTGCATGCGTGTCGAGTCCGACAAGCCATCTCCTGACAGGAATGGCGGATCGGCTTGGTTGCATGTCCTGAGCAACCCTTTGCCGCCACTGCCGCCACCTAAACCAGTAGAACGAAAGGAGGATTGGACGAGAGAGTGTCGGGCCATGTTTAACCATGAGAGAGCCCACCAGAAGAGATGTGAAGTTGCTGACAATCTGTCAGTTAGCGTCAGCTCGCTGGAGGATCTTAGGGTTGGGATCGGATGGGACGAATGGAACAATGCGGAGTTTTCCAGTTGGCCAAGTCGGGATGAGACAGGCAGAGTCATAGGTTATGTCAGGCGATACAATGATGGATCCAAGCGAACCAATCAAGGAGGGTCGACGGGAGTGTTCTACACTTCCAATTGGAATTCGCATCCAGGACCATTGTTTATCGTGGAAGGAGGAAGCGATGTTGCAGCATGCGAGTCAGCTTGTCTCAGCGCGATAGGAAGATCGTCGAATACTCATGGAGGAGAGTTCATCAAGAAGATGATTGAGGCGGCGCAGTGTAAGAAACGGATTATTGTCATAGGAGAACGAGACGAGGTGGTGTCGAAGCGAGGAACTATTTCAAGTTGCCAGAAGGATTGTAGTGGTTGTGCATTTTGCTTCCCTGGTATGTTTGGAGCTAAGAAAGTCGCGGCTGAACTGGCTACCTCGTGGGTTTTTCCGCCTAAGCCATACAAGGACATACGAGAGTTGCTGACGTCAGGCAATGCGTGGTTAGATTTGTTGTGTACGTTATAGGAGGCGATATTGGCCAAAAAGAAGAAAGCAGTCAAGAACCCAAAGGTTCCGAGAACCAGAGCAGGCAATGAATGGACGGAAGCGAGATTCTGGCAGTTCTTGCGTAGTGGTTTAAGGCAGATGTCGAGACGGTGGCCGCCGATCGCAAGACTAGCGATGGATGCAGCTAAGCGACCGAACCAGAGCGACAACCCTAGGTTAAAGTGGGAGTACCAATGCGCTGATTGTGCTGGCTGGTTCCCAGGTAAAAAAGTTCAGGTTGATCATATTCATCCATGTGGTCAATTAAAGAGCTTTCAAGATCTGCAGGTTTTTGCAGAACTTTTGTTTTGTGAGTCGGACAAGTTAAAGGTCTTGTGCCTTGAATGTCACAATGCCAAGACACATTCAAAATTTACAGAGGACGAGGAATAAGATGTCGGGATATCAACAAAAAGACAACAACGGAAGTCTCTTCAAGAACGCAAGGAAGCAAGAGCCTAAGCATCCTGACTACACCGGTAGCGGGATGATAAACGGCGAAGAGATGTGGATATCGGCATGGGTTAAAAAGTCGGACAAAGGCACGATGTTCATGAGTCTGGCGTTCTCGCCTAAGGAGGAAAACTCCCAGTCGGGAGGGAACAAAAGTCGATCTGCCCCTCCCCGAGAAGACGACGGAATGCCGTTCTAGTCAACTGACTGTGTGTCAGCAAAGCCAGTGTTCCATCGATCGATCTTTGTGGGTTGATCGACCGGATCACAAGCGGCATGGATGGATCAGAACGACTTGTCGCGTGTGCGGAAAACTTATAGGGTACAGCCCTCAGAAGGAATTTCATCTTGAAACGTATGAGTGATCGAGCGAGGAATCGCTATAACGAAGCTAGGCCAGTCCGAGAAGCATTGCGATCGGATGTTGGTGGGCGATGTGAAGTTAGTGGCTACCGCACGAGTGACCTGGATGTTCACGAGATATGTCGAGGTGTTCATAGGCAAAAGGCTCTGGACAAGCGTTTTGCCTTGTTGGTGGTTTGCAGGCGATCCCACGAGGAACTTGGGTCAGCCAGGAAATGGCCTGAAGCTCGGCAGCTAGCTGTCTTGGCACAGTCCAGGTTGTATGATTTTGACCTAGAGTCTTATTTGGAGCTCACCAATCCTAGAGCACCCAATCGAATCACGTTAGAAGAGGTTATCGAGTATATGGACGATGAGCTGTTAAAAGTAGAGGAGGTCGCAGAACGCATGAGAGTGAATCGCAGGACTGTTCAGTCATGGATTGACAGTAAACAGCTTCCAGCGATCGATTGCAGGCCTAGCGGAGCCCAGAGAGCCCTGTGGAGGGTCAGGCCTGAGGATCTGTTGAGATTCGCCCAGCAACGAAAGTCAACTAAAGACTAGGACGTTGCAAGCACATGCTTTTATTATTACCAAGCAAAAATGCCTCGGTCTGCGTTGGGGATGTAGAGTATTCAGTGCCCAATGACTGGGTGGGCCAACATGATATCACCTCGGATTGTGGATGGTGGATAGGGCAGATCAGCATTGTCCAAGTGGACGGGGAAAGATACCTGGAATGGTTAAAGACTTACTCGCTAAGGTTTGATGATGAATAGTGCACCTGCCGAATTTGTTGGAGGCCCAATCGATGGAAGGCGAAACATACTTTTTGGTGAGCCTGAGGATGTCGGCATCAAAGAGCTGAATAACGGATCAATCATAGAGCATCTGTACGTTCGCAGGCGAATCAATGGTATTGCAGTCAGATTGCCAAATGGGTTGATTCCCTATGATTGGGTGCCGACTAAGGCGCAACAAGCATTAGCTGTTTCGGATGCGTTCTAAACAGTCTTGTAGCTCCAGTGTGTTTTTAGGATACTCAAGAGACGGTTCCGCAGGCTCCTCTACTCACCAAGCTTTAAGACCGAGGGCTTTGCCAAGTCGAATGACATCAGCCTTGGTCTTGCACCAGGAGTTTACCAGACCAACTGAAGACGCAGTCCCACTTGCATCGTATGACACAACGTCAGTGACCCACTCGTCAGTCTGATCGGCAAAAAGCATAAGCCTGAGCTCGACACGCGCAGGATGGCAATTGCCCGAGAAGTCGTCCAGTAATGCTGTAGCAAAAAGAGCATGCTCAGATTCGTTGATAACAAATCCGAGTGACTGCAACCATTCTTCGCTAGGGAATTCCTGAGAGCGACAATCCAATCGTAAGATAGCTTTGATATCTGTTTCATCGTCTCTTTTTATGGTTAGTAATTCTGTTCGTTTGATCGATACGTCATCGGGAGCTTCGATCGCCAAAAAGATCTTGCTGCTGTGCTTCTTTACTGTTACCACGGTATCGCCGTTGATAGTGATTGACTCTCCGACTTTTCTTCCTAATACAAGCATTGGTTTCCCTTTCAATAAAAATAAAGCGTTGATTAATCGATCCCAAAAAACCGTATGTGGCCATTTGGGTAAAAGTTGATTATGTTTTGACTAGGGTTGTCCCAGTCGATGTTTTCAGCTGCGATGGCTTTTATGACTCGCGACAACCCGACAGGGCAGTGCTTGAAGCCTTTGCGACAGTACTTAGCCAATCGATCTAGTGTCGATAGAGGCTTTGGTAAATTATTGATCACTAATCGCCTCGTGCAGTTGTCTTGCCAGAATCTCTCGTGGCATACGAATCTATCGGGTGAGTACGCCCCGCAAACAGCTGTGAAGTCAAATAGCTCGATTACTTCGTCTTCGCTTGCTGGTGTGTATCCAGTTATGATTTGAACCGTATGCTTTCCCAATCGGAAGTTAGCAAACATTCCAACGATCTCTGAATACGGTTTTCCGTAGGCTCTAGAGAGCTTTTCAACTAGCTCCACAGGCTTAGGGCTGAACACGTCGATGTCCTTAAATCGCCTCCCTCTGGCCAGATCGCTAACGGATCCCCCAGCAATCCAGAAATCAATTCGCTGTCCATCGGCGCAGCTGTCGTTAACTTTATCGATCGACTCGTAAATCTTCTCCAGTGTGTAGAACGCTGGAATCTTGTCGGTTGTTGTAACGTTAGCCATCGTGTTCTTTCCGATTGAGATCTATAAATGCTTACCACGACCTGTTCGCTCGTGGTAAGCAACCTTGCCTTGTGGCGACCTGTCGAGACTTACTCCGACACGCTCCACCTCGCATCGCCCCGCCGTTTCAAGTGAAGACGTGCCATGCGTAATACTTGTCGTGACCTATTCGCTCACGACAAGCAACCTTGTCTTGCGTTACTGCACCGCTCCTGGCTTTAACTCGCCCGGCTCAACCCCGCCGTGTTGTATTTACCCACCAAACAATTTCAGTGTTTCGCCGACTGGCAATACTTTCGAGTCGCCAGTGACTTTAGATTCAATCTTCGTGGTTGCCGTCTTCGCTGAAAACATCGCCAGAGCACCCATCTGCGCTGACATCGTGACGTGTTTTCTTTTATTCTCGTCATCGAGCTCATCGTACTTCGCAACGCTTAGTTTGCTGAGTGTGCGATTAACCTTTCGATGCACCGACTTTCGATCCATTTCTGTGCTCTTGACGATCTCTGTAGAGTTAAGCCTGACGAGTCCGACATTCTGCTCGACGCCGAACACGAACCCTTCCTTAATGAGTCCGTGTCGGGCTGTACGTAGTGCAGCGATCGCAAACGTTCGAACGTCCCTTCCAATTGCTTTTGACAGGTTTTCGTAAGTGGCCATGTCACCTACTGCAACCTGCCTAAGCGTGTCCTCTAAGATCTTTGTGTCTGATGATTTTTCAAATAACATTCCCTTTGTTCCCTTTGTAAAAAAGTCCTTGCCTTGCTTTACCACGCCCCGCCTCGGCCTACTATGCCGAGTCCAATCCACAGCTGGACCTGTTCGCTCCAGCTGTGAAACCTTGCCTTGCTTTACCTAGCCGAGCCCCGACCTGTCGTGATCCGACCAGCCAAACCCTAATCAATCCCTACCTAGGCCTATTCGCCCCAGATAGGAAACCTCGCCTTGCCTTGCCGCGCCGAGTCATAACATGCCTCGCCGTGCCACGGTCAATTCACACCTGAGCCTATTCGCCTCAGATGTGAAACTTTGCCTTGCCTTGCCTAGCCGCGCCACGCCGGGCCCTGCCCTGCACCAACGAGACGTGCCGAGGTCAATCCATGCACCGACTTCTCAGCTGATGCATGAAACCTTGTCTTGCCTTGCCGCACAACGCCGCAACGAGCCGCGACGCGCAAAGCCTAACCCTGCCGGATTATTTCCAACTCACCGACTTTACCTCAAAACGACCGTAAAAGCCGTTGTTACGCGGACGGAAGCGACCGATACCAATAAAGCTCCCTGCGTCTTGGAGGTGTGCTGTGAAAACATCCTCAGTGATAGTCTCATCCAACACCAAGAACTCGACAGTGCCAGACCAAGACTGAATCAACGGAAAACACTTTTCAACACGCTTTGTTCCTCCACGCTTGCCGTCAGAGGGGACGTGCAGCCATTCGTGTTGGATACTGTCTTTCGTAATGTCGAGAACTAGAGGCTCGACAACAAGAATCCCAGCCTCGAAGTGTTTGGTGTATGTCGACTTTCCCTTTCCTGGGATCTGAATGGATTTGTATTTTGCTGCTTCACTCAAGCAGTTTTTGAACGACATTGGAGGAATGTAAAGATTGCCATTTTCGTTCCAATGGCACCGTTGCTTCCAGGATCGCTCTTCGAACGCTGCTGGCGTTTCGTCTCGCGTTCTTTTCTCTTGGATGTACCTCGATTGAGAATACGGACTGACTGACTGTAATTTGCAAATTGCCTTCTTCATACTGAAATCCTTAACGCACAAAACCATGTTTCAGCGAACTTAAAAACTGCCTCGCTGATAGCAGTTGAAACCTTGCCTCGTCATGCTACGCCATGCCCGATCGCGACTTGCTCCGTCTCGCCGGGCCGCAGTAAATCCACGCACCGACTTTTCAGCCGATGCATGAAACCTTGCCTTGCCTTGCCTTGCCACGTCACGCCAGGACTTATCCCGCCTAGACTGGCATTGCCGTGACAAGCCATTAGTTCTTTAGGATTGATCTTCCCTGTCGTATTGATTGCGATCTCTAAACTTCTGGATCCTGTCCAGCCGTTTGTTGGATTCTCTGCGGCATCTATCTTCGTAGCATGAGTCGCAAAAGCCTCGCAACAGCTTTTTGCCATTGTTAGGGGACACGAAATAGGTTGATACCCTGCCGCATTCGCATGTCTTTTTTTCAGTAGTGTTTCTGTCGCTCATTTTCCTATCGTTCCTCAAGCTCGATACTGATTGATGGTTCGCCATGAACCCTCGTTAGTGTGATCCGTGTTCGTTGTCCTGCGCATCCACAGAACAACACAACTGCCAAAGTCAAAATCCATTTCAACATAACAACTCTCCTTAGTTTGAATCGGTTTAGCGTGAACAGTCGGGCACTGTTTTCAATGCCCTCGTGTTCCAGCTGTCTCGATGTCAGTGAAGTACCTTGACCTTCTCGACAGTAAATGCACCTGCATTCGCTCTCACTAGGTATGTTACAAAATCAACCCTAGCGACAAACTGAGCATCCTTCCCAAGATTCTCACGCATCGCAGTGCACGCGGCGTTCCATTCTGCGGTAGCTGCCTCGAATGCCTTCTCAGCCCTGATGTATCTATCGATAATCCTTTTGGTTTCCAGGTCCGCGTGCAATGCCGCATCGAGTTGCTGTTCTGGTGTTAATTCGTTTTCCATAATGATCTCCGTGTTGAAAAGTGTTTAATCATCGATCCCGTACTTGGTCTCGTGTTGGTCTTCTTTCATGTCTCTTGTTCGATTGCTTCGACTGTAAGAGTTTGTTGGCGTAAGATATCCATCGCTAGACATCTCTTTTTTGATTCGCTTGTTGCAATCAGTGCAGAACCTGTACTTGTTCTTGGCTGGCTTGCTGTGGCATCTCTCGCATGGTCTTTCTTGTGTCATCGTCAGGCCTCGAGAGATTGAGCAGTCGCGTTGCGATGCAGTAGTGATCTTGCGTTATCCAAGGCCTTGCGCTCGCGAGCTAGTTTGCTTTCGGATTGCGCGATGAACTCGAGCTGTCTGGTCTCGAAATTCGCAACAGCCTCTTCGATGGTCTCGAAGTAGTTCTTGGAGTTGCCCGAGTTGATGTGTCCTCGAGAATTCTTAACTAGGATGTCGCAGCCATTCGCTGGCGCAAGGCCTCTGGCTTCGTCCCTGTCGAGTCTAGTGTGCTCGAGCAGGTTTCCGTGGATGTCGATAAAATAAAGATTCATTTGTCCAATCTCCTGCTTTTCTGTTCTGTTCTCTTATTGACTCTATTAACAAGATCTCTTGCGTCATTGATCTCGTTAGCTTTTGACATTTTAAAATCCGCCAGCCACGATGGCCCAAAGTTGTTGCGAATAGCTATTGATTCTTGTGGTCCCTCGGCATTAAACCATTGATCGGCAAGCTTTTTCTTCCAGCTTCTTCCGTTGTCGCTAGCGAATCTCATGATAAACGCACGTTGCTCTGGAGTGAGGCACTGGCGATCATCAAGCATCCATTTGCCGCACCATGCACACTTGTTCTGTGCTGGCTGGCGACCAACCAATGCTTCGTGTCCGTGCTTTGTCCTCATCAGTCTCTTGTTAATTCGCTTCTGCATTTGTCACCTCCTCAAGGCATCCTTGAGCATGTAGAAAACAGTTTCCAAAGTCAGCGACAGCATCCTCGAGAGATCCGTGGAAGGTGCGCTGGAGTCCGTAGTGAACTCTGTAGGTATTGATGGACAGCTTCGCTAGGTAGATGTGATTGTCAGGGTTGGATAGTATCACCTCTCCTTTGACGACCACTGTCTGTATCTCGCCGATCCAGTCTCGATATTGATAAGTCATTTTCGATCTCCTGTGTGTTTCTGTTGAGCGTATTAAGCATACCACGAGCAGTACTTCGGCTGACCGTTCCATAGGCATGCAGATGCATAAGACGAGATTCTCACGCAACCGTTCTTTGGTCGCTTAGTCTTTATCTCATCAGATCTGTATTGGCCTAGCCTTGGAGCAGAATCACCGCACATGAATCCATTTGGTGTTATGTCGCACTCGAGCTCGCGAATGCTAATGGTTGACGCCGTTACCTTGATCACTTCGTAGTAGTCAATGTTGGTCTGGCCATACCCCCATGATGACACAAGGATATCTCCGGCCTTGAAGCTGTGATTGTTTGCTGTCGTTGTGCTCATTCGCTTGGTTCCATAGCAACGTGATAACTGACTCGATGTCAGTTGGGGACGCACCCGAAGGTGCCGCACTCGGCCTAACCCCTCCGAGTCTAATACTTTGGTTTTTCTTGCCATTCGAGCTTCACGCCTTCTGGGAGGCTTTCTGTCCTGAAGTTCTTGAATACCTCGACCATGTTGTCGAACTCTTCTTTGGTTACCAGCTTTTCGGTGCTCGTCCAGTTTACTGTCACCTCGTTACAGTGATCGTAGTAAATGCAATTAACGTCGTTGTCGAAGTTGTCGAGAATGAACAGCTTCACTTCCAAATACCTCTTCGACTTGCGAACATTGCTGTCGTGATTGGCGATCAACGTTGCTCTCTTTTTCGCCTTCAATGCAGCTGCTCTCTCAGCATCTCGAGCTGCAATTGCCTCTGGAGTGTAGTAACCAGATGCACGGCGAGCTGTGGCGATCTCTCGCTCTTCGTTGGTGACTGGAGCCCATCCCTTGCGGGTTGCTGCAGATTCGAACTCACTGCCTGTCCATGTCTCGAGTTGTCTTATGGCAGCGTCAGCTTCCTCTTTCCATCGGGTGACGACTCCTAGGTCTTCGAGGGCAATTCGCAATTCATCGGCCGACCTGCATTCGAGCAGTGCTGGCAACTCCTCATCGGTGCATCGAACGTGATCCTTGAAGATCCGCAGGCATTCTTCCTTGGTCTTGGCATCGCGTCCACTGCTTCCGTGGTATTCCACATAACTCAGCTCCAGGTATCCAGCGAGCCAGTAGAATCCGTTCGCAGCGCAGTGAAGTGGTGTCCCTTCCCATGTGCAAAGGTGTAGATCAACAAACGGCTTGAGCTCGGGTCGAAGTGATAAGATATGCTCGTGACAGCATCCTCCGCCAGCATCTCTCAGTATGCCCCGAGAGTCTCTCTCTCTGATGTTAGCTGTGATAGAGAAGTCTTCGTGCCCATTGTTGCAGTCATCGTCTAGAGTGATCCTGATGTCCGTGATCTGGTTGCCCTTGCTGACAACGATTGAGTGCCGAAGCGTGTTGGTTTTTGTTGATGTGCTCATTGTCTCGATCTCCTGTTTGTATTTGTTGCTGACATTGTGTCATCGGGGACGCAGGCCTCTCGACCTGCCGCACTTGACCTAACCCCATCAAGCCTGTTCGTCTTCATCGTCCTCGTAAACTGCTAGGTTCTTTCCACATTGCTCGCATCGACAATCACCCTCCCAGATGACGTCGACTGCTTCTAGTTGCCATCCATCGCGGAGTTGTTTCTTAGTCGAGTCTACGATGTTGCGAAAATTATCTTTGCAGCAAGCCATGCACAGGCTCGCCCCATCGTTCATAACTGCCGAAATTTCGTAGCCACCGGGCCATGCGTACGGGTGTCGAATAGCCTCCTTGAGTTGTTTGATCTTACTGGCCATGGATCACCCCTTCAGCTTCGTAGAGGTTGAATTCGCCGTATGGTCGACATGCCTCAGTGAGCTGTTGACCAACATCTCCAAGGCCTCGATCCCAGAACCCAGCGCCGTGCCTGTTGCGGGTTAACCAGAAGTCATGTCCACATTGTGCAGCGTCCAGTCCGTTAAGCAGCTTTGCGTTAGACTTGATGAAGTCTTGGCAGTCCGCTCTCATTGTCTCGAGCACCGTTGGATCGATGTCGTCTTCGTCATACAAGTCCAATGGCTCATCGTTATCATCGGTTGATGACCACAGCGCACATTCGATGTATCCAGTAAGGAACTTGTCGAGGTCGAGCAACACAACAGGCTTTCGAACCTTGCGGACCTTTCCCTGCTTGGTTAACGTCGCTTGATACTCCATCGCCGCGACCAACCTTTCGGCATGAATCGATTCACTCTCGAGCTTCTTGACTGTCGATCCTTTGAAGTTAGAGGAGTGAAGAAGTCCTGTGGAAGTGTTGATAGTCAACACGACAACCGGCGACTCGTAAGGAACACCATTCGATGATCCGCGTTGAATGCTTTCCTTGACTGCTAAGACTTTCGCCTTTGTGTAGCCAGTAAGCTTTACCCAATCACCTACTTTGATCGTCTCGATAGGAACCTCGAAAAGATCCGAAAAGAACCGGTGAGCCTCAGCGCCTCGCTTAGTGAAAACGTTTCCTTTTCCGCCACATTCGAAGCATCGATCACCGTATCTCTCGCAGTACGAGTGCCTGCCTGATCCGCCACATCGACCGCAAGATTTAATTTCAAACCCGTTGCTATCAAACATCTCTGAATCCCCTGTGTCGCGTGTTAGTTGTAGTTGCCACGTTCGACGATATCGCCCCAGCAGCCCACTCTGAATCGTCCTCGAATGTAGAGAATCGTTAGCTCGTAGGTGTCGCCAGTGTTGAGGTACGTCACCTCGGGAGATCTTGCGCCTCGGCCAGCTGGGATGTATTCAACACCAAAAGTCCCGAGATCTGGAAACCATTGTTCAACGACCAGTAGAGTGTCGCGAACCAGGAAGCTAGTGTGGCATCGCTTGTATTCGCAATCTGCAGCCAGTTTATAGAACACTGTACGGCACGCACGTCGAGCTCGAGACAAATACGCCTGACGAGTCTCGCCAGCCTTCTGGAGCCGTTTTCGGCCGTTTGCTGCAGCTTCGATAGCTGATGTAAAGTTAGTTAACATTTGCAAAATTCCCTTTGCGTTTGAATGATTGTGCTGACTCGATGTCAGCTGGGGACGCGAGGGAGAAAAATTCCCTCGCCGCACTCGGCCTAACCCCACCGAGCCTACTGGCCGTATCCAGCCTCAGCTCGACGATACGACCAGTCGCTTTGCTCACTTGGCTCGAACTTTTTTTGAACCGGCGTGTTTGTGTGCTCGCCAGTCGTGATCCCCATGTCCATGATTTGAAACGGGGTGTACGAAATCGGATGGGGAAAGTCTCGCCATTGGATCAGAAGATTGCCGCTATCATTGCTGATAACTTTGCCAGACAGCTTTGCGCCATCTTTAATGCATGCAACCAGCGTTCCTGCCTTAGCGAAGCTGGTCTCACCTCTGTTGAATTCAGAAACCATCACGAGTGACCACCCTTCGCGAGTGCCCTCAGTATCCTCGAGACGGCACCATGCAGCAGCCTTGGCATTACCGATGCAGGCGGCCGAGACCGCGTAAGACCTGCGGGAGGAGCCCCGAACGAACGTCACGTTGTACCAAAAACCCTTCATCTGTCTCATCTCCAAGTGAGTGTCACCGTCTCACCGACGTGGTGAGATGCGTAATCCTATCGACATGCCGATACGGTGTCAAGCAATCTTGTTTGTTATTTTATAGATTTTCCGATACAATCTTTGCATGGACACACAACTCAAACAAATCGTAGCGGCAGAAGCAGCAAGGATGGGATCCTTAAACAAGCTCTGCAAGCTCGCAAAAGTGCCTCAAAGCTCTGTTTCGGAGTGGATGAGGGGTAAGTCGGGACTCTCTTGGGACGTCGTCTGCAGGCTCGCAGAGTGCCTCAAATTAGAGCTTCGAGTCAGCGAATAGCCGATAATTTTTCGAAAGGAGGAAATACCATGGAAACACCTGGAAATGATCAACCGCGCAGCAATACGCCAAAACACCCAGTCCAACAGCGATTAACCAAGGAAAAACGTTGGGGATCCGCTCAAAAAGACCTGAAACGACTCAGGAAACAAGCCACTTACTCAGGAATGGACAAAAACGAGGGAGAGGCCTGGGCATGGGCTGAGCTAGATCGGTTGTTTCCAAGCACCCGGGAACCATCGCAGCCCCTGCAAATCGCCAGGGAAACGATCGCGGAGGAGTCACCTAAGGAAATCCGTTCTACAGCGCAGATACCCATAGAACAAATAAACCAACCTACAGAGACCATAGACCAGTCATCCATCACAGGACTCGATAAGATCCCTAGCAACTGGCTACCACTACCAGGGAACGCCTCGCTCCAGGCAGAAATCTCCTGGGTGCAGGCAAATCGGTTGATGGTGGTGAAGGAAACGGGGAACGGAACTGTGGTTTCCCTGCGAAAAGCCATGGGTCCGCCGCCGTCGTGGGCTGCCCTGGGCTGGCTGGAAACCTCGATCCGTACGTACGCAAAGTTCGTGGAAGTCGCCGCAAAAGCCACAGCATCCATCGCTTCCGAGGAGGAAGAGGTCAAGCGGGAGAAGGTCGCGATCGAGGAGGTGCGACGGTTGCTGAATGAGATGCTTTTACCGGGAGATGCGTAAAACCCTGGGTTTTTCGATAATCGGTCCAGAAACGACAAGAGCCACTGACATGGTGCCAGTGGCTCGGATCCCTCGGAAACGTTGGGTTTTATAGGTTTTCACCCCTAGTCTGATAGGCTGCTCGCTTGGCTGCGCTCGATCAGAGCTCTCTGGTATCGGTCAAACACTGCTTCGTCACCGCAAACGAACGTAGGGTACGGATACCCGACTCCGGCGTCGACGTATTCGAAGAAGGTGTTTTCGCCCTCTGCCATGTCGTTCAGGGTGTTTCGCAGCTCGTGGATGTCTCCTGCTTTCCACTTCGTCCAGATCTCGTCTTGAGAGAGTGGTGCTGGCTTGCTGTTGTTGGACTTCTTGGTCTTGGCCATGGTGTTTTCCTGCGCGTTAGATTAGCTCAAAGAGTTTAGCGGTTCCTAGTGTGTGGCGGTATTCGGCATTGCTGATCTCGCGATTGCTGAATCCGTTCTCGGTGGTGATTCCGAGCTCGGTGACTGTGTCGCGCCCGTTTATCCAGCATGAAGGCTTGTCGATGTCGCCTAGGCCTACTGCGTCCTCGGGGAGTGCCTCAAGCCTGCGGAAGTCTGCGATCTCTCGATCGGTTAGCTCTGCGATTGACTCGATCTGCTGTTCTGTTCTGTTCATCGTACTGGCTCCTGGTTACTGTCCGGACGAAGTGCCCGGCACTACATCTTATCGTCATCTCGATAAGCAGTCTAGCGTGATTGTGCCCTATTGCTGACAGATTGTCGGGAAATGCGAATCGGATCCGAGGTGCAAGGCTGGTGGCTGTAGCTGCGCCGATGAGGGCTGTGTGGCGCTGCGTGCTGTGATGGTTGGTGCTGGCTGCTTGGCTACGTAGGCTGCAGAGGGCTAGGCTGTGATGCATGGTGGCTAGCTGCTCGAGTGCTGGGCCATGGCGCCGATCGCGATGCCACCTCGGCCGATCGCGGACAGCTGACCCGATGTCAGTGGGCGACCGATCGCGATCACTTGACCGGGAATCGATCCAGACCCCCACCCCGTCGCCGGGACTCCCGTCGAATATCCCCACCCCCCCACAAATAAAAATTGACTTGCGTTAACGGGGCAATGCTGGTATGATGTCAGTAGGAAATTGGAGGTGTTTTTATGGGTGAGACATACAGAAGAAGGTTAAGGCTTGCGTTGCGTGGATGCAGGCCTAAGTTGAGCTTGGGTTTATTGTCGTTTGAGAATGAGTTTTGCTTGGATCTGTTTGGGTATTTGATACCGTTATCGATTTTGGATAGGTGGCACAAGGAACCCGAGGAGTGTTTGGACAAGTGGGGTGTTTACTACGACGATGGCCACTCGATTGTGCTTTGCTGGGGGAACAAGGCAAAGTTTATTCACTTGCCATGGCAGTGGGATCATCGCAACGACAAGCACATGGTTCAGGTAGAGGGAGGGATGTGGGAGCCATGTTTGCATAGCTGGGAAAAAGGTGGTCCGGACAGGAGGTACGTCTGGGAGTTTCCGTATTCGTACATGCTTCGAAATGGAGAGATTCAGGTCGTAACGGCCAAGGTTCATGTTGAACGCAGAGAGTGGCGACGAAAGTGTTTTTGGCACATACCTTGGTTTGCTATGAAGTGTCAGAGCATTTGCGTTGAGTTCAGCGCAGAGGTTGGAGAGCGAGCAGGGAGCTGGAAAGGTGGTTGCGTCGGTTGTGGCTACGACATGAGGCCGGGAGAGTCGGCCAGGGATACGCTGCTTCGCATGGAGCGTGAGAGGAGATTTGAGTAATCGTGTCTATAGAGGGTTACAGGGTCGTTACGGAGTATCACTTCGAGGTTTATGGCGAGGTGTTTGCTATAACGGATTTTACGGACAACACGGTTTGGGTCGAAGAGGTCAGGAAGAACGGTCAGGAGGATTGTCACATGTCAGGATGCTTGATTCGACGTGCTGATGGCAAGTTTGTTTGGGACGAGGGAGAGCATTTGTTTATGACGTATGGGTCCAGGGGATTGGCTGATGGGATCAGGCATTACCTGAATGATTACGGGATTCCTGGCTAGAGCTGTTATATGTGGGCGCTTTTTGGAGATTTGGATGTTACGAGTAGATATCAGAAATTACAGGTGTTCTTGTGGAATGCCGATCCGTCTCCCAGTGCTACCAGAGTTTACCGATCCATTTTACGTAGAGATGGTAAAGAACGAGAATGAGGCGCTGACGGGGGAATTAAAAAAAGCATGCCATGATGTGGCAGAGCTGGCTCGAGAGGCTTTGGATTACGGAGTGGAGTCGTCCTACTTGAAGAAGCTGGATGACATGATGAGGCTGTTGAATGATTTGAAGGCTAGGTATCGTATTGACTGACACGTTGTCAGTGGAGCTTTGTGGTTTATGGGTAGTGTTGTTGAATTCGGAGAGCAGCTGATGGACTCACTTGGTTGGGCTCTTGCTGTTTGGTGTCTTTTTAAGGTATGGGAGATTTGCGATGAACGGTAAGGTAAAAGATTTTGCATTGAAGGCGACGGCAGAGGAAGTCATGGAAGAGCTTCTTAGGAATGACTTTGACTTTTGGTTCCAGAAGCTGTCGATGAAGGAGGCAAGAGAGAAGGTGCAGGTCAATCTTCAGAAGAAGGTGTCGGCGTACGACTTCAAGGTTGCCAAGTATTCTTGCCGTTGGTTTAGGAAGCAGAGAAGGCCTGGGCCGAGCAACAATATGCTTCTGAGCGACAGGCAGTGGAAATCGTTAGCGAGAGCTGTTCGCGAAGTAGCTGCGCATCTCGAGGGTCGCACGATGGCTGAGATCGTTGCAATTGTCTGCACAAGGAAGAAGACGAA